TCTTTCTTCTTGTGTTTTTAGAGCTGATACTTTATCAAGATCTAAATAATAATCTCCTAATTTCATATATTATATTTTATTTTTAATTTCTGGATTCTCATTTACAAAACGTGGTCTTATATCAATTTTAGCACCTTTCAATTCCTCCGGACATTCAGTTGTGTATCCTTGAAGCCTATTCACAAAATCTTTTGCGACTATTAGCATTTCTTCATTTGTTAGTATTTTTTTAGCAACCACTACTATTTCAAAAATTTGTTCTTTCGTATTCATATATTATATTTTATTTTTATGTATTTACTTTTTTTAGATATGATAACTCTTCTTTAACAAACTCGTAATGTTTCTCAATTAAGTAATCTAAATCATCTGGTTTAACCTTTAAACTGACCAATAACATTTTGTAATCTTTTGGTGCAAGTATTGGTTTATCTGATTTCTCACTTTTAGACCAAAACCAATCTGGGTAAGGTTCAGTTTTCATAAACTGATACCAAAGTTCCATACCTACTACTTTATCTATGTTTTTTAAGTTCAAAAGTTGTGCTTGTTCAGGGTAGACTTTACTAAAGTACCTGTTAAATATGAAAAAGTTTTTTTCTTTTTCTTCAACGGTAATTTTATCCCAACTACCTTTTCGCATCATTGCTTTAAAAACGTCTATTAGTTCTGCCATTATCTATTATTATAAACTTCGTCCATTCTTTCTATAATCTCTTCTGGTAAGTTTATCAACCTTAAATCAATCAACTTAACATTTCTTTCTATGTTGGTAACAATCGGTGTGATTTGACTTTTACTTAACTTCTTTTTCTCACAAATTAAATCTGCAATATTTTCATATAAGTCAGGATCAGTTAAACTAATTTCACCAAACTCTGTTAGATACTCATTATAAATTGTTTGAGCACCTGCTGCACCGATACCTCTCTTTTTACCATTCTTAGTAACACTCCAAACTGAACCAATGTTATCGCTTTGGTCTCCTGAAATAATCTTTACAATTAAAGATTCTGTTGGGTTTATTTCGTGTATCTCATATTTATCGATAAATCTGTTCAATAATAATAAAAACTCTGTGTTATCATTAAGATTAAAGATGTCATCGTTTGGAAGTTTAGAAACTTTATTGACAAAGATTTGATAGTTTTTAGGTAAGAATAACTTCTCTTTATTATACATTTCATTTGTCATTATGTTTATTGTTAAAGGATCTAAACGATAATTTACCAATTGTTTGATGTCATAGTCATTTGAAACTATAATAACACATCTTTCTTCATCATTTGCTTTCTCAACTAAGTAAGAAATCCAGTCATCACCTTCTACCTTTGGTGCTTCTAATACGGTCATTTGGGATTTGATTGATTGTTTAAACTCGTCATATGCAGTATAAACAAAATTCCAGTCAATGTCAGTATCTTTTTTTCTTGTACCTTTATAATTATCAGTATAGTCTTTTCTCCAAGATTTCTCTTTTGAATCGGATACTAAATAAATGTTTGTGAAAGGGTACCACTTTCTGTAATTACCAACTGCTACTTCTAATGCTTTGTGTAATCCACCGAAAAGTAAGTTGTGTTTGTGTAGGGTAAAAACTAACTTACTTAAAATGTAGTTACCATCAATTATTAAATCTACTCTCATGTAGTTTTATCTTATTTTTTATTTATATAGAAAATAACACTTATGTTGTAGATATAATATAAAAACCTACTAAAAAGTAGGCTTTATTATCTCATCAATTAAATCGTCTCTAAAAGCTATTTTTAAGTATTCCTCAATCTCTGTAGGAAACTTAAAATTATTCTTTCTCAATTCTTCATAATAAGGTTTCTTTAATATGTTTAAAGTAGAAATTGCCATTGTTAGATAAGGATCAGACCAACCTTTTACTTCAACATATTCTCCTAAAATATGATAAGTTGTTTTTTCTTGTTGTATTGTATAATTAGATGTACCACTTGAACCTAATGTTATTGCACCACTAGTATTTGCTAGTGTAGTTACTGCACTACCTAGTGAACCTAAAGCAGTACTTGTTGTATTCCAAAAACTATTATTAGCCATTTTAAAATGATTATTTTTTATTTATATTAAAAATAATCAATAAGTTATAAAATCATAGAAATTTGTATATCACGATATAAAGTTCTAAACTCTTCTCTAACTTCTACTGAGTAATCACTCACATCTTTATTAGCATAATAATCATAGTAAGTTTTCTGTATATCAGTATTTATCTTATCATAGTTTTCTTTTATCAAAGAAACACAATCCTCTTTTTTACACCAACCTACTAGATTTGAAGTTAAATCAAAACCAATTTTATTAAAACCATCAAAGAACTCTTGATTTGAATAAGCAGTAAAGTAATGTCTTATAACATAAGAGTTGTCAATTACACAAGCAGGATGTGAAAAAGAAGGTGGTAACATATAAAACTGAACACCTAAACTCATTACGTGTTTAATTAGTTGTAAAGTTATTCTAGGTAAAGAACATTCTAAGAAAATATAAACTACCTTATCTTCAATTTGAGCCATAGGTATATTGTGGAGTTTCTTATAAAAAAGAGTTCCATTCTTTATGTTCCAACTTTTGGAATTATTTGGTATTAAACTACTTAATTCCATATTCCTTTAATAGTTTTAAAAATTTTACTTTATCGGATTCTCTTTTTCCTTTTTTGTTACTATCTCTCCAATAAGATTTCATATGATTTGGAGAATACTTTGTTTTAAAACGAGTATCATAATCTTTTGTAGTATAAGTTTTAAACATCTTATAAGCATCAGAACCTATAAAATGTTTAATTGTAGGGTTTATATAATAAACACCATTTTTATCTTTATGACCTCGCCAATAGACACGAATAACCCGATCAAGTCGTTTTATTAACTTGACCTCTTCTTGGTATCGTCTCCATTCTCGGTCTCTCATTATTCATCTATTTTTAAAATGTCATTTATTTTTAAATCTCTATCTATTTGTACTTTATCTAGTATAAAAATAGAATGACCATCATTACGTCCATAACCTCCAAAAGTACCATAGACCATTTTACCATCATATTTAGATAAATCTACTTTTGATTGTGGGGTATTTATTGGCAAAATTTGATAATGTTTAGTTAAATCTAAAAGAAACATCTGATTTTCACCAGATGTTTTTTCATGATATTTAATTATTATATCCATTTATTTTAATAATTCTGTTTTTCTTAAATCCGCATTCTTACCAAACCATATATCTAAATACTCTGTTGATATATCATCTTTTGAGATCTTAGTCATTCTTGGACTATTTATAATGTCTTGATACTCATCATCAACTAGTGCTGCTAAACCTTTCTTATACTTAATCTCATATTGTTTCATATCAGCTTTGTCTGCCCAATCATTATACTCTGTTTGTGTATAGAATAAAATCTTTTTAGATTTCTTAGCTTTCGGTACTGCTACAACAATAGGTGTCTCTACTTTGTAAATCATTCCTCTGTCGAATACTTCTGGCCAATACTTATAGAAAAAATTAATCAACAAAGCGGAAATTGAATTACCATCGACATCTGCATCTGTATAAAGTAAAACTTTACCATATCTCAAATGTTTTAACTCAACTGCTTGTCCTAATTTTAAACCAATTGCTGCCATTAAGTTCACCGCTTCTGTATTTTGAACTAACTTTTGATTAGTAATCTCAGATACATTTATAAACTTTCCTTTTAAAGAGAACGCTCCCATTGTCTCTGGTGAACGATACTTTCTAAAAGCACCTGATGCAGAATCTCCCTCGAATAATCCTAATGAACATTTCCAACGGTCTTTGCCTTTAGCATCAATAAGTTTCTCAACTTTGATTTTAGATAACTTTTTGTTTAGTTCTCTTTCTAACTTATTATTTTCAGCACTTTTCTTTTGTTCAATCCAATCTAAAATTGAATTAACAATCTCAGATTTTAATATAAGTTGAGTTAATTTTTTACTAACCTCAAAGGTACAACCAAAATCCTTAACTTCTGTAATTAATTTCTCTTTTGTTTGAGAAGAGAACGAAGGGTTGATTACCGTTGAATCTAAGAACAAAAACATATGACTTTTTAACTCTGATGGTTTTATATCTACTTTATGTTTCTTAGCAAAGAACTCTCTTAATTCTACTACTATTTGATTCATTATATAATCAACGTGTGTTCCACCATCATATGTTTCTGTTGAGTTTGCAAAACTAATTTGTTGAAACCCATTCTCTGAAAGAGCAATTGCTATTGACCACGTTTTATCTTTATTAGTTTCGTAAAAGTATTCGGTCGTATATAATTTAATGTAATCTTCAAATGAATTAAGATTTACTAAATCATTATTGAAATGTATTTTTAAGTGTGTATTACAAGCAGCTAAGTCATATATTCTTTTTTGTATCATTTTAAAATGATCTTCATCGATACCATCTAATCCAAACTTTTCAAAGTCAGGTTTAAATGTAATTTCAGTATGCGCTGATTTAGACTTTTTAATTGTTGCGTCAACTCTATCTCTCATATTATTTTTATAAGTTTGATAGAAATGATTTTTACCATCACAAGTAGAGATTATAAACTCTAATGAATAGATGTTTGTTAGTGTAGAACCCACACCATTTGTTCCTGCCCAAGATCTTTCTTCTGTATCATCAAAGTTTGAACCAGATTTAAGATTTGAGAAAATCATTTCAGGAATCCATTCGTTATGTTCTGTGTGTTTAACTACGGGTATTCCACCGTTATCCCAGATTGAGATAGTATTGTCTTTGATTGTAACTTTAACGGTATTTAATTTAGATCCTGTTCGCTTACTTTCATCGACAGAGTTAGTAATAATCTCATCAAAAATTTTAAGAAACCCTGGATTATAAGTTAGTTCTTGTTGAACCATCTTATCGTTATCTAACACCCATTTATTTGCTGTGTGTGGTTTAATAGAACCGATATACATTCCGGGTCTGGCAATAACGTGAGATATATCATCGAGTTTTTGGTATTTTTTATCTATTGACATTTATAAAACTTGATTTTTTGTCTTATATATAGTAAAAAATTTTTCTTTGTTTATTCTAATTTAATTCTTATCTTTGTATAAAATACGAATTATGGATAATGAATTAAGAAAATACGCACCACTTGGAACTAAGTTCTGTGAGGGAGAATGTTTAAGAAAAGTTGTAATGACACAAGACGGACCAGTCGTTGTTTGTGATGGTTGTAAAAGAGTTGTTATTGATAATAGAAACAAAGAGAAAGAACTTTAATGGAATACGTACCAAGATATATTCATGAGAAGTATCAACAATTTCATTATTATGAAATGTTGAATGACTTTACTATATCTGTATTGGACAATGCTAGAGAAAGAGACTTACGTAATATAAATGATTGGGATGATTTAACCTATACATTAGATTTAAAAAAAGGTGACATCATTTGTACTCGTTTCTTTAAATCACATCAAACAACAACTACTTATACTTATTTAGATTTTTACATAAGTGATGATGAAAAAATTGATATAGAACAGGAAACTATTCTAAGTAAAGAAATGATTGATTTAAACTCATTTATTTTTGATGATGTAACTTTACAATACAAAAGAAATTTAAAAATAGAAAATATATTAAATGAAGGAGATAAGTAAAGAAAGATGTAGATGCAAAGAAAGCTTTTATTGGAACTTAACACAACCTTATTTTCGATTTGAAGAAGGTGAATACTATAGTGTATTAGTAAGAGAACACGAAGAAGGTGTAAGGATCTATTCCTTTGACTTTTGTGATTGGATTGGTACTGAGGAAAACTTTACTAACTGTTTTGAAACAATAGAAGAGATACGAGAAGAAAAATTAAATCAAATATTAGGAAATTAAAAAAATTATTTTTACTTTTGTAAAAAATTAAATAGAAATGACATCAGGTAACACTTTAAAATACAACAACGTAGCAAATCTTGTAGATAAGAACATCGCAGACAAACTGAAAGAACTTTGTATTCTTGACCTTGTTTCAGAATTATCTGAAAGAGTTGAGAAGTTTAAGGGTATCATTAAACGTGACTACCCAGATGTTGATGTTGCCAATATTTTAGCAAGAAAAGACTATGCAGATATAGAAGCAAGTAGATTAAGATACAACGTGATGTATATTCATCACTGCAATAAAAGAATTAAAGATTTAAGATGGATGGTACAAACCCGTTTTAGATTTTATAATTATAGAAATACTCAAATCTTTAATCTAATAAAACTTAGAGAGAAATTATCGGTAGAAAATTCTTTACCATTCTAATAAAAAAGACATCTTATGATGTCTTTTTTATTTCTTGGTATTCTATAGTTGGGAAGTTAGGAATACCTAAACGAGATAAATGTATATAATGTGGTTCTGTCTGAGACCACCAATTAGATACTTCTTTTAATTTAGAAATAAGATACTCATTATACTCTTCAACTTCACTTTTAAATTCTAGATAGTCTTTTATTTTTGACTCTCTCTCATTAATAGAATCTAACTCGATAAGTTTATCATTTAGATCTTCTTCTTTTTGTTTTAAAATTAGAGAATCTTTTTTATAATCTTCTTCCCTTTTCTCAAGTCTTTTAAGTCTTAATTCTATATCCTCTTCATCAGATATAATCTTTTTCTCTCTCTTTTTTATTTCTAATTCTTTAGTTTCGTTAACTATAACTTCTTCTTTGAAAATAATTTCTTCTTTGAAAATAACTTCTTCTTTTATTACAGAATTATTTTTCAAAAGATCTTCAACAAAAGGGAATAGTTTTTTACTTAAAACTGCAGGTTGTGGTATTTTATTAGTCTTTAAATATGATATTAGATCTGTTTTCCAATCAATCTCAATAAAGAAATCTGGATTATTATCAACAATATCCTTTTCAATATTTACTGACTCACCTTTTTGAGTATAAACATAATCTTCTAGAACACTATTTGCTTTTAATATTAAAATCTTTTTATCAGTTGTTAAAAACTGAAACTCTTTAATTACTTTGTGTTTTAATTTCATTAATAATTTTTATTTTTATTTATATATTTTTATCTTATCTTTGTTTTATGGATAAAAATCAAATCGATAACCTTATTAGGTTCAGTTTCGCTTTTCACAAATCACATAATGACTTCATTAATTGTGATCCTTCTTATATTAAAGAGAAGTGGGATAAATATATTGGGTTTAGACCTAAACCTATCTCTTATGATAAAACTTTAGAATCAATGTTAGATCCACAAGTTAATCAATGGCGAGATAAGTGGCATGTTAATGACCACATTTTTATTGAAATGAAAGATATAATTAACTTTATTATTAGAGCTAATGAAAAACATTTCTACATTAGACCTATGATGATGCAAGATGGTTCGATGAAACCACTTTCTGAATTAGTTTGGATGACATCTGACTTAATCTCATTATTTGAAGAGTTAGTTGGTTCACCAGAAAGAATAAACAAAGAATTATACAATCACATGCACACTAATCTTGTTAGAAAACTAGATACTTGGAAAAATGAAATCTCTATTGGTAGAGATTATCAATTATGTTTATTAGTTTAAACTTTTGAATAAATAATTATAAAATATATAATAGAAAAAAATAAATCATATGAAAAAGTTTCTAATTTTACTTTTGATAGCTATGTTATCAATCTCTTGTACAACCACTTCTACTTATGTAAGAGAAGAAGAAAGACCAAATTATTTTTCTAACTCTCCTACGGTAAGTCCAACACTAAATATTGTTTATACTTACAATACTAATCCTTATTGGTATAATAGTTATTTACATACAAATAACATTTATACTAATCACTGGCCTTATACAAATAACTACTATAGTAATGATTACTTTGTATATAATCCTTACTATTACAATTACTATCCATATAACGGATATAATTGTTACTATCCAATCTATTATCAACCACATTATACTTATTTTCCAAGACCATACCATATTGGCAATAACAATTGGAATAATTACTATTACTCACCTGGACGTAGAGGATCTACGGTAAATACACCAAGACAAAATTATAATTATACACCGAGAACTTACTCTACACCGAGAACTAATAATACACCAAATACACCAAGAACTAATAATACACCAAATACACCAAGAACTTATTCTACACCAAGAACTAATAATACACCAAGAACTAATAATACACCAAATACACCAAGAACTGAATCTCCAAGAAGTTATACACCCTCTAGTTCACCAAGAACTTCAACTGATGGCGGACGTTCAACTGATGGCGGACGTTCAACTGATGGCGGACGTTCAACTGGTAGAAGAAGATAAAAAAATAGAAAAATATGTATATAATCGACACTGAAATTGAAAAAGTTTGTGAAGAATTTTCACAAGTAGAAAAATGGATTAAAACAATCCATAAAAAAGTTTTAAAAACTGAGGTAGATAACTCTAAAATTCAAACTTATTACTCTTATGGCTTCTTTGTAACTAAACCTAAAGAAGGTGAAGTAGCTCTAACAAATGACGACATATTTAAACTAAAATTTAAAAAACGTTTAAAACTTGAACTATCAAAAGTTAGAGTAGATGTTACTATTAAAATTGGTAACTTCACAATGACAAATCGTTTAGAGAAAGGTACTATACCAGAAGACATTAAAAATATTGTTACCGAAATTACCAAGGTAAGAATGATGGTTGAAGGAGAGTATCACCAAGACAAAAAAGTAATCAAATCAATTCCAGAAGTTGATTCTAAAATTGTTCAATACAGAATTATCCGAGGTGATGAAGATGTAGATATGGAACCAATGTTCGACATTGATCTTATTTTAGATAAAATCTCAACCGATGGTATTCAATCACTAACACCAGAGGAAAAAGAATTCCTAGATAAAAGTAGTAAACAATAATGCCACTACCCCATTACCCATCTATTAATAGAAAATATAATAGAAGGATAAAAATAAAAAGATTATTTAATTTATGACAAAAATAAAATTAGAGTATATTTGGTTAGACGGATACGAACCAACACAAAATCTTAGAAGTAAAACTAAGGTTGAAGAACACGAAAACTTCAAAGGAACATTAGAAGAAATAGGAAATTGGTCTTTTGATGGCTCATCAACAAAACAAGCAGAAGGTGGTTCATCTGACTGTTTATTAGTACCTGTTGCTATTTATCCTGATCCAACTCGTTTGAATGGTTATTTAGTTATGACAGAAGTTATGTATGCAGATGGAACACCACACCCATCAAATGGTAGATCTACTATTGATGATGATGGAGATTTCTGGTTCGGTTTTGAACAAGAATACTTTATAATGGATACCAAAACTTTATTACCATTAGGATTTCCAATAGGTGGTTATCCAGCACCACAAGGAATGTATTACTGTTCAGTTGGTGGTAAAAATACTCACGGAAGAAAATTAGTAGAAGAACACGCAGATTTATGTATCGCAGCAGGAATCAACTTTGAAGGCATAAATCAAGAAGTTGCTTGTGGTCAATGGGAGTTTCAATTATTTGCAAAAGGAGCAAAAAAAGCCGGTGATGAAATATGGATTGCTCGTTATCTATTAGATCGTTTAACTGAAAAATATGGCTACTATATTGAGTATCATCCTAAACCATTAGGTGATACAGATTGGAATGGTTCAGGGATGCATGCTAACTTCTCTAATGAAGTATTAAGAACCTGTGGCGATAAAGCAATTTATGATAAAGTTTGTGAGGCTTTCAGACCAGTTGTAAATGAACACATAGCTGTTTATGGTGCACATAACGACCAACGTCTAACTGGAAAACATGAAACTGCATCTATAGACGATTTCTCTTATGGAGTATCTGATAGAGGAGCTTCAATTAGAATTCCTCTTTATACAGTAAAAAATGGATGGAAAGGTTATCTAGAAGATAGAAGACCCGCATCGAATGGTGATCCTTATAAAATTGCAGCTCGAATTATTAAAACCGTAAAATCGGCACTATAAAATTAAAACCCTCATTAGAGGGTTTTTTTTATTTTTTATCTAAATATTCATCAGTTGTATAAATTGAATTTATATAAATAGTCGAGTTACTGTTAATAATAAACTCACTTAAACCAATATGTGTTTTATTTGATGGTTCCCAATCATAAGTATATCCTAATTGTGTCCAAGGGTATTGATTAGATAAGTCACATTGATAATATCTACTTATCCTATTTTCATTAATCCATTTTAAATGCTCTTCTGTAATATCATTAGGTAAACATAGATCACACTTACCATCAGTAATTTCTTTATCTGGGCAAGGTCTAAATAAATCTTGAGGTCTTACCCAAAACTCAATAAAATAATTACACTTAGAGTTAGGTGGTAATCCTAATAATTGTACTAATCTTAAATTTCTATCTTTAAATGTTTTTTTATAAAACCATTGTTTTAATTCCGGTGCGGTTGTTATCCAAATTGGATAGTTTCCAGTATTATAGGTTTTTAATGGATTGCCCGAAGAATCTGTATAATAACTAATACTTTGTTTACTACTAACAACTAAAATATATTCTTCACCGTTAATATTTTTTCTTATTAAGTCTTTATTTTCTTTGTTAATTTTAACTAAGGAAGTATCTATTACTGCACTAGCTGGATAAATAGAATTTTGTATTGAGCTTTTATATAGATCATTATAATCTTCTTGTGAGAATATAAGGTTAACAAATAATACAAATAGTATAATAAATAGTTTTTTCATAATGTTTTATTTTTTTATAAAATTATATATTTATAATTATATAGTTCCTAGTCTTTATCTTCCTTTTTCTGTGTTCCAAAATAATATGAAAAAATCATAAGTATTAGATTTTTAATTAAATCAAATAGTTGATTATCCATTTCTTTTGTTAATAAGTCAATTTTAAATGCAATTACTTTATCCACAATAAATATTCCAACTAATGCAGCAAATACGAGCAATATAAATCTAACTAAAACATCCTTTGTTTGATTTACAAATAGTTTGCTTACATAGACTACTAAGCCTATTATAAAGCCAAGTGATATTAAAACACCAAATAACATTATCCATAATTCATTACTTGAAAACATAAACTTATATATTCAAAACTATATAATCCCTATGATAACGAGAATATTTTGTAAAAGAACATTTATGGAAGATGATAACATTTATTTTATAAAAAATAAAACCTATGAAATGTTAGATCCAAAAGATTATGAATTAGGTTTCGGTGTTTATAAAAAAATAAAATCTGAGAAAAATGAATTTGTTCCTTTATCAAAGAAAACTTTTGATAAATTTTTTTGTACAATAGAAGATAATAGAGACGAGAAGATAACTCAAATACTTAGAAATGATAATGACTAAACTTACGGATACTGAGATACTGCAATGGAATGAACGATTGCAAGATCATCAACTTGGAATTATAATAAGACCTAAGTATGTTGCAAATTCTGCATATAGTCCAGTAATAGGATTTGACCTAGATATAACACAATATCCAAATACAAATAAAACTAAATGGGGTACAAATCTTTATCAAGCAGAAAATTCAGTACCAGAACCACATATAAAATTTAACTTAATATTTTCAATAGATTTTGATAAGATTGACAAGTTTGATGAAATATACAATGAAATTAAACTTAGAGAAATAAAAACACCTGTTAGTACTGGTGATAGTAATCGAAACATAAATTTAGATAGAGTTAAAGTTGATTTAGTAACAGAACAACACACTTTATTTAAAAAAGAGTATATTAAATTTCATTATGTTTTTGAAGGACATTTAGGAGATATAATGGGTTATGTAAAACATATCGATGATACTATTGAGTTCTTACAATTAGAACCTAAGTTTAAATTATCAGAAGTTGTATCAACCGTGAAAGATAGATCAATGGATTATTTAGTCTTAAAATATATTTATGATGTTGGTATTTCATATAAAGTTGTAGAAATAATAAGTAACTCAGCAGATACCGTTATTAAGTATGGTAGAGTATTATATATGAGAGAAGAAGATTTAACTTGGAGTAGAACTGCACGAATTGATGAAATTACAGAATAATGAATAATAAATTTGTAGATTTAATGGATTTATATTACTTTTGGAATAAGTATCAATCCGCAAATGTTTTTAACTTTAACCAAGTATGGAATGGTGAAAGAACTAAGAAACAATTTGAATTGATGCTTGAATCTAAACTAATAGAACTAAAACTTATGCCTAAACAACAAGGTACGTACAACGGACAAACAAAAGCAGAATACACAAAAAACTTTACAAGAGTAAAAGACATCATGACTAAAAGTGATGGTGATGAAGAAAAAGCTATTAGGTTAGCAAGAACACAAGCCATTAGAATTACTGATGAACATAAAGCCATCAATAGAGCAATGGCTGCAAGAGATTTAAAACAAGAACACATTTTTGATGTATTCTTTTTTAGAGCTTATGAATTGGGTACGGTATCTAAACAAGATTATCGAGATTACCAATTAGAAAAATTAGGAATTTAAAAATTGATTTATATGGGAGAAAAAGCTAAGATTAAGAAAGTAGTAGTGTCAGATTTATTTATGGACTGCTACAAACATTTCAATGTTTATAGTCAAGTAGAAAGAATGAATGAACTTTCAGAAAGAGAGTTGTATTTATTACTTATACTTTGTTTAGATAAACATGACGACGAAAACACAGTCGTAAAACATAACTTCTTACCGTTTGAAAAACAAATTATGGAAATATTTGATGTTCAAGACGATAAAGAAGTAACAAATGAAGTATTACTTGAACTAGTTAAAGAAACAGGAGATACTTACATTGAAACCGAGTTCATTGTGGATTCAGCAGACAATAAAGTTGCAGAGGTTTATACAAAGGAACAAGTTCGTGATATTAGAATTGATTTAATTGACGACGAAAAAGAAGTAGAATAGTTTTTTTATTAAAAAATTGTTTGTATATTTGTAACTAAATTAAATTATAATATTTATGAGTGAAGATAAAAAAGGAATGATGAATTCTATTCAAGAAATGGCAAAAAACTTAGGACTTGGTAAAGTTACTTTTAGTGATGAAGGTATCTCTGTAGATAAAGAAGATACTGAAACAGAAGTTGAAGTTAAAGAACCAGTTATTGGTGAGTTCAAACCCAAAAGAAAGTTTTTAAGTTTTGTTTCTGCTATTTCCGGTAAGAAAATACGTTTGATCAGAGAAACTGCTTTTATCGAAGGTAGAAAACTATCTGGTATGTTAGAACGTGCTAAATTTAAAATTACTATTTGTGATGAAGGAACTATAAACTTTGAAGAAGTTGAAGGTACTAACTTAGCAGATACTGCAATGAAACAACGTTTGATCAATGAAATTGACTCAACTGATGTAACTGGTTATGCTCAAAAGTTTATTGTTGCTGGCTTAGAATTTGAAGATCAAGATGGTTATAAATGTTTTCTTGAAGTAGAACACGTTAAACCTTATGATAAACTTATGAACCTTTTTGAAGAAGAAAAACAAAAAGAAGAAACTACTGAATTATCTGAAAAAGGTTTAAGTTTTCTTGATATGTTATTATCAGGTGAAACTATCGAAACCATTGAGGACGAAACACCGGTAGTTGAAGAAGTTATCGAAGAAGTTGTTGTTGAAAAACCAATCGCACTTACTTATATGGAAGAGCAATTCAACAAAATGAATGAAGATAAAATCAATGAGTTGAAAGAACGTATTGAAAAGACTGAGACAGAGATTAAAAGATATAATTCAGAAGCTAAACATGCTGAAGCTAATGCAGAGAAATCATCTGAAGCACTTTCTATTTTAGAAACTCGTTTAGAGTCATTAGTTCCTAACGCTGTTTCTAATGGATATGTTTTCTTAGTTTCTGACGAACAAAAAAGTGAAATTGGTTTATCTGACTCTGATACTGAGTTAGTAGGTAGAATTTCTGAACTAATGAAACTTAAAAAAGATGTTTTGATTAAACATTTAACTGAAAGTTTCTACAAAATCTCTATCGCTAAGAAGGATAACTTCGAAGATAAAGAAACTACTAAAGAAATTTATAAATTAATTCAATCTGTTGACTTATTTGGTAAGTTTACAGTTACCGCAGAAGGTGAGTTTGAATACAGAGGTAAATTGAATTGGCACCAACTTACTGCAAAAATGTTGAAGAAAGGTTTTGAACAAGAACCAGAGTTCGATAAAGTTGCAGGTTCTAATTCATACGAAGTGAAAACTGGTGGTGCGGAAGGTTCTGATGGTGAGTTTGTTCTTATTGAAGAAAAAACTGAGCCTAATACAGTTCATCCAACAAATTTTAAACAACAGTTTAAAAATGTAGAGAACCCAGAGTTTAAACAAAAAATCTTACGGACATTTGACAAACCAGAAACGATTGTTGTTATTGGCGATGGTGATGAATTTCAAATAACTGATGATGAAAGTGGATTTGAGATTTTTGTCGGAGGTGAATACAAACACGATGTATGTTGTTTTGGATTTGGTTCTGTTATGACTTTAAATGAGTATAAATACTGGCAACAAAATAATGATTTAGAAGATAGTACTGATATGGTTGATGCTTATCTAATACCTGGTTTTGTAGGAACAATTGGAATTTCTGCCAAGTTAGAGGATGGTTCGTTCTCAAATGAATTTGATTTAGACGATTATATCTCACATCAATTTGAAGGGTATGCGGATGTAGTTATAAACTTCCCAGAGGGAACTGAACTATATGAGATTAAAAATCACGATTTAAGTACGGTTACTGCTGCTTTAAGAGACGATAAAATCACTGCAGTTCTATCATAATGAAGAAACTATTATACATATTATATTTTATTCCCCTATTATGTCATTCACAGAATCTCATAATAGGAGATTCACAAACACCTTACATTGATAAAAATTCAACTAAGGTAGAAAAAGTGACATCATTGTGGAAAGGTGGAATAGGAGTTGATAAACTAACTTCAATGGTTTTAAATTACAAAACATCACCTGACATAAAAAATATTGTGTTATGTATAGGAACAAATAATAATTTTAGAGCAGAAACCGGAAATATAAAAAAGTTATTTCAAGTAGTAAAACGAACATTTCCTTGTGCAACCATTTATGTAATAAAAGGATCTTGGGGATGGGGAGGTAACAAAAGAGTAACAGAACAAAGAGTAAACAATTATTATAAACTTTATGAAAAAGAAGGTGGGATCATAATAGAACCTGCAATAGGAAAGAGTGAACCACATCAAAATCTACCAGTTTATAAAACAATAGGTAGAAAGTTAGATGGTATTTTATAAAAAAATCTTAAAAACCACACATTTAATGTGTGGTTTTTATATATAGTATATGAAATACTTAAAATCATATATTCTATTTGAATCAAACATCTATGATGTAGATTGGAAAACAATTCTTCCTCAACAAATGGTTGTAATTAAAGATGGGGAACATACATTCAATCTTGGAAATATAATGAAGAATGCCGATATGATACAAGTCACATATGAAAATTCAAATAATGAATGGGGTGCTCCTAGTACACTAGAATTTGACTTTTATTTCTCGGAAGATCCAAAAATGAGAATAGATATAGATATAACCTGGGGAGATGCGATGGCTTGTGAATTTTATATCGATAGTCCAAGTAAAGTCGGTGTTATTGAATATACTTCGTTTAAATCTAAAACTGATCCATCTAACACTATATTTGCTCTAGATAGTAATTCACTCAAAGAGTTTATTGATTTCCTAAATAAATTTGATGGGTTTAAATTAGATGTAAGTCAATTTAAGTTTTTAGATCAGTTTGATAACTATCAACCGGTTTAGGATTGATATACTTATCAGTAATTTCAACCTTCTTTCTATGATTATCTTTATCTATATTATAAACTTTAATATGTGGATACTTTTAAAGCAGAAGTAAAATGATAAAGTGGTTGTCTATGTCCGGATAGATAAGCTAGTTCTTCTAAAACAAAATCATTAAATTTTTTAATCATAATAGTATATATTAAATAAATTTTTGTATATTTGTGCTATGAATTACGAAAAAGAATACATACAATACTTAATTGAAAATCAAGTTCTAATAGACACAAGTTTATTAGACAATTACTTTTTGAATAAAATTGACTTTGAAACTTTGATTGAAAGTGTTGATCCACTTGAAGTTCAATCATACAAAAACTTTTTAAAATCTAAAAAGATAGACGAATTGTTAAAATGATACAAATAGTATGTAAAACAAATTTATATGGTTCACACCAACTACAAAGACCTTTATGGCAAGGAACTTGGAGTAAAGGAAAACCAGGTTTTGGATTTCCAAATTTAACTATTGGTAAAACATACCAAAGTGAATTTGTTAGAACCAATAACAAGATAGGTGAAAATGATAATTACAGATTAGTTGATGATAGTGGTAGTACTTGCCTTTATCCAAAATCTGTATTCACAACACTTGAAGAATTTAGAGAAGAAAGATTAAGGGAATTGTTAAAATAACGTTTTTAATTTTTAATATATAAAAAAAAATAATTATTATATGAGATACTTAAAAAGATTTAGTGAAGGAAAGTCATACTTAGACGGTTCTGGTGAAAAAGGTTTTTCCTTAACAGAAGTTAAAGAATTGAACATAGGTGATAAGATAACATTTCACCTTGGTAAATCCTTAATGGATGGTGAGATAGTAGATAAAGAGGATTTCAATGGGAACACAATCTTTACTATTAAAACTGAGAAAGGTTTATTAAAGAAAAGTCATAAAGACCTAGAGGTTTATAAAATTTATTAAAAAAAATCTCACTTAATTGTGAGATTTTTTGTTTTTAGTAATGTTTATAATTCGTTTAGTCCAACATAAATTATCAACCGATGCTATTTCTTCAATAGACTTATTATTCATAAATCCTTCAAATATAGAAATCTTATGGTCTATTGTTGGATAGTTATTATCATTATAGTCTAAATTAAAATTATCCTCTATATACTCATTATCATAAAAATCTGTTCCGTCCCATTCTAATAGTTTAATGTTCTGTTTAGTTTTATTTCTTACTTTGTTTTTATAAATGTTGAAGTCTTTCATTAAATTTCTATCAGTCCAATTTTTATTATTTTCATTAGATGTTCTAATCTTATCATAAAACTCTTCTACCTGTGATGGATGCTCAACACCATACTTATTCTTAAAAATGGTTTTTATTCTTTCTTTATCCATAAATGGATTTATAAAACCAAACTTTTCTAAGTTGGTTTTAGAAATCTTTTCTCTAAAATAAGAACTTTTAGAAAAATGTTCAGTACCATATTTCTCAATACTAGTCTTTTTAACTTTATCATTTCTATCAGGATGTTGTGAGTAATACTCAACACCATACTTTTGTTTATTAAAATCCTTTAACTTTACATGAGAACATTTATCACAAGTATAAATTGGATAATTCTTATTTGAGTTTATATTCTTTGTATATGCTTGAAATTTTATATATCTTTGTACTTTACAAATGTCGCATTGAACATTTATTTTCTTATTACTTTCTTTTTGTAGGTGTAATTCAGTATCAATTGTAATTATATCACCTAACTTAACGTCAAAGTAATTTTTATAGTGTTCTATGTTATACTTTGCGATTTTAACCTCTATATTTTTATCTATTATCATATAGTATATATTAAAAACTAAACTCTCCCTATTAGTTTTTTTTTGAAAAAAGATTATAATTTATTTTTTATTAAACTTTTTATACATATCTTTGTAGAATAAATAATAAAACTAATTAAAAATTATGGTAATAAAGAATATACACGAGAAACTATTAGCCAGTGTTCAGTCAATGCTTATTGATACCAAGATCAATCTTCCATACTACGGTGAATTTAACCTACACATCAACTTTCACGAGAATGATGCAGTAGGTACTTGTGGAGTTAATGTGGGGACAAAAGGTATGAACTTTTACTACTCTCCAAAGTTCTTGGCGGATATGTCTCAAAAAGAAGTAAACTTTATCACTCTTCACGAGGATTTCCACTTACTTTTCAACCACCCAAAAAGAACTATTACTGGTCAATACGACCACAAATTGTCTAACATTGTACAAGATATGATTATCAATCATATTATCTGGGAAGACATTTCTCATAACTTCGTTGAAATTCCTAAATCTCCAGATGGTAAGAATATGGCTCTTTTTGTTCCAAAAGAATATGAGGGTAAACTTATCTTTGAAGAGTTATACGAGTGGATGAAAGAGAAAAAAGACGAGTGGAACAAAGAACAAAAATCTAAATGTGAGTGTTCTACTTGTAATGGTAGTGGTCAAAAACCTCAAGATAAATCTGATAAAGGTAAAGGTCAAGAGCCTGGTGAAGGTGATGGTCAACCACAAGATAAATCAGAAGGTCAAGGAAAAGGTAAAGATGGTCAAGAACAAGGTGACGGTCAAGGTGAAGGACAATCAGATCAAAAAGGTGATGGTCAAGGCGAAGGAGGCCATGGTGAGCCATGTCCAGATTGTGGTGGAACTGGTAAAGATGGTGGTGAGTCTGGTAAAGACTCTACTGGTAAACCTTCATACGGTCCTTACGGTAAAAATCCTGGTAAAAGTGGTGGTGAAATCGATACTTGGTCAACTGAGCAAATCTTTGAAGATTACGAAAACGGTACAGGTGAGTATTTAGATAAACACATGGGAGACGACGTTCCAGAAGAGATGCGTGAAGCGATGGTAAGAGACGTTATGGAAAGATTAGCTGCTCGTGGTTTATCTGCTGGTAATGTTGAAACTACTCTTAACAAGTTAAGAAAGAAAAGAAAAGATTACCTTAAAGAAATCAAAAGAGCAGTGTCTAATATGATTTTCGGTACGATAAAACAAAAAACTATCGTTAAACCAAACAGACGTCAAATCGCTGGTCTTAAAGGTAATAGAAAGGTTAAAACCAAAATCAATGTTGTACTCGACACATCAGGTTCGATGGGCGGAAGTGGCACGTTTGAGAGAGTTCTTTCTTATGTATATCGTAATGATATAGAAATAAACTTAATGGAGTCCGATACACAAGTAAATTGGGTAGAGAACATCAAAAGTAAAAGAAGACTTGAAACTATTCCAATTAAAGGTTTAGGTGGTACTTGTCTAAATCCAGCTATTGATTACATTAGAGAAAACTTTAATGATTTCAACAATGTAATTTTAACTGACGGTTACACGGATCATCTGAACTTCAAAGGTATTAAAGGTAAAACCTTGATTATATCAGTTGGTACTAAATGCCCAATTGCGGATGCTGGTCATGGTAGAATTAAACAAATCGTTTTAGAAGCAAACGAAAAATAACAAAAAATCCAGTCTATGACTGGATTTTTTGTTTTATATAATCTTCTTCGTTTTTATATCCTTTGGATGAATTATTTTTTCTTTTTGTTATACAAAGGTTCTCAATACTCGCAATTTCTATTGGTAATAAACCTTCTTTGTATCCTATAAAAACTGAAATCTTATGGTCTATCGTAGGATAATCTATATTATTAAAACCGAGTAGTAGGTTTTCTTGTATATAATCTTTATCATAGTAATCATAACCATCCCAATTTTTATATAAACTTTTCTTAACTCTATTTGTTAGATTATTCACAACTCTTCTATAATTGAAGAAGTCCTCAAACGAATTTGATATAAGTCCTCTATCTAGTTTAGTTGATAGTATCTTATCTTGTACCTTTTCATTTCTACACTGATGTTTATTACCATATTTTTCTAAATTAGTCATTTCATTTTTAAACATAGCACATTTATTAGAACATGTGTATATGTTATACTTTGATATATTATCACTATATTTTCTATAATTTATTCTTTTTTCTTTACCACACAAATCACATTTTACATCAATTTTAATCGGTGTTCTTTTCCCTATATCTTCGATACGAACCATAATAAACTCCTTATTATCAGTATCATAACCTATTCTTTTATAGTGGTGGTAATTAAATTGAGTAAGTTCTACTTTAATTTCTTTTGTCAGTATCATTCTTATCTAAAATTTTTTGAATTTCTTTTTCAACCCAGTCTTTACCTTCATTAAATTTTCTTAAATGTTTCACTTCTTGAATAAACTTATTTTCTCAACAGACGAAAGAGCACCTTCTACCCAACCTTGTCTTTCTGCAACTACCTCACCAACTACCCATATATTATTCTTTGGATGCTGCGCGTCTTTTATGAATTCCTTTCTACTTTTATATCCAATTAAAGGTTTATAATAATGTGTTCCTTCTTCCCAAAAAAACTTTTTCACATTAGTAATTTTTATATCTTTATTAAAATCTTTAGACAATAATTCCTCAAAATAACTAGTGCCTTTTGACTTTAGAGATATGGCATCTTTATTATCAGAGTAAGCAATTGTATAAACATCATCTTTGACTGGTATAACCTTTCTTAGTTCTGAATTAACAACAGTATATTTATTTACATCTAAGTCTTTAGATTTTGCAAAAACTTTTATAAATTCTTGAGATTCAATTTGATTGTAAATTTTGTTATCTAAAAGGCTCTTTAATGAGTTTATAGTAACTCCTATTATCACACCATCACACTCATATTTAGAATTTATTAGAAAAGAATCATTTTTTTCTTTTATTGATTTAACTTCTGTATTTAATACAATATTTTCTTTTCCTATAAAGTTAACTAACTTTTCTATAACTTTACTCCAATCCAAATTCATAACTTTATAACCAGGTATATTATCTTCTAAACCATAATTAAATAAAGTATCATTTATATCAGCATTTTCAAAATCAGTATAACCCATCATATTAATAAAGTTATCATAATCCTTACCTAAAACATCTTTGGCAAATTCTTTAAATTTTATTTTACTCCTATCATATTTAGGTAGTGCTTGTTTTAATTTATCTACTAACTCATTAACATCTAATTCTTTAAAAGAATAGTCTATATCTAATACATATGGATTTAACTTTATATCAAGATCTTTTACTAGCTTTAACAATGTTTTATCTTTATCAACTCTGGTAAAATAAGCACCAGTTGTTATTTTAACATCTCCTAAATTTGACATTTTAACTCTACCACCACACTCATCAGACTTTTCTATTATAGTGTATTTGATTTTTGGATAATTTTTCTTTAAAATATATGCCGAATAAAGAGATGATATACCAGCTCCTATTATAACTATATTATTTATCTCATTAAAATTTTCAAATAACTTTATCCATTTCATAATTAATTTCTAAACTTTCCGGGGAACATCATTCTTAATTCGTGTCCTTGTGGTATATCTTTTTTTCTAATACCAAATACTTTCTCTTCTGGACACATATCTTTACCATCCATTAAGAAATTATTATTACAAGCCCAAACTTCAGCGTTTCTATTTAAGATTTGTCCAACTGAAAATGGAAATCTAATTCCAGTTTCATTCTCAATTTCTATTATTCTACCATCAGGTGATTTAACAACTTTGATTACTAATCTTGGGTTTCTTTTACCGGTAAATACTACTTCTTTTTCTCTACCACCAAACTCTTCAAATACTTTTATGTGTTTCATATTATTACATATCTTTTAATCCAACTAACATTTCACAAGCTAAACCTGCTCTATCACGAATATTTGCGTCAGTTGATATAACTTTACCATTAAACTCTAGATTTAAACGAATCACCATTCTAAGCGAGAATCCGGATGAAGATTTAACTAATTTAACATCTGACAATTCAGGAAATTGAACCTTTAGTTGTTTCAAAAATAAATTTTCAACTTTAGTTTGTTCTAGTTTAGATATAATCTTAGGATTTTTAACATAATTACCTAAGTCAATTGAGTCCAACTCTTTACATTTTTTAATAAAATCATCTGATATACCTAATCTTTTAGCTACTTTAAAGTCAATACTAGATGAACGTGCACCAGAATCAAACTTTGCTTTAGCTTTTGTTCTAATACCATCTCTTGATACATTTATATCACGAATTCCATGATAAATAGAATCTTTACTAGTATAATCATATTCAACTTCTTTATCACCAGTACTAGTTGATGTCCAGTTTTCAAATTGTTTTAAGTGTTTCATTCAAAAAAATCTTTTTTGTTATATATTAAATATATATAATTAAAAGTCGTATATTTGTATTTATGAAGGTAATATTTTTAGATCATGATGGTGTTATGTGTCTTGCCACTGAATGGGGAGGCCGACGTAAGAAACAACTACTTTGGAACCGAACGTATCCAGAACGATCTGTTATGTATGATTGTGATTTAAACACAATGGATGTCCAGTATCGTTTCGATGATTTCAATTATAAAACAGTTCGTGTTTTAAATGAAATCTTATTAGAAACCGGTGCAGAAATCGTTGTATCTTCCGACTGGCGTTTTGATTGTACTTTAACCGAAATGAAAGAGTTTTATGATATGTTTGGTGTTGTTAAAGGACCAATCGATTATACACCAACACTTGAAGTTGAAGACTTTAAATACCTTGAAGCCAATGGTAAAAAAGGATTTGAAGATGAACGAGCAATAGAGATCAAAAAATGGTTGGCTTTACACCCAGAGGTTACTCATTGGGTTGCGGTTGATGATTTGAATATGTCAGCTGATTTAACTAATTTTGTTCATACCAAACGACAAAATGAAGGAATCAAACAAGCAGGTATAAAACAAAAGATAATGTCTTATTTAAAGTAATATGATTTATAGAATAGATGATAAATGGTCCTGGGAGGGAAAATTCCAAGAAAGAAAGGAACTTATAGAAATATACAAAACTCTCAATAGAAACGATTTAAGTACTTTACTTTTATATAAGTACAAACTAAATGATTTTATTGGTGTTAGAAAGTTGGGTATAAATAATCCAGATAAAATCGATTATTCTAAAATTGAACAAGATTGTATAATGGTTTATCACTTGGACATTTTTATAAATGATCCTTCTAAAATACAAGAGCTAGTAGATTATTGTTTAGAGAATAATAAAGACTTGTATGTACCGATTGGTAGATCAGATGATCCAATGGTTTCTTTTTGGTCAAAGAGAAAAGATAGATGGGCTTGTTATAGTGAAATTTTAGATAAATATGAATGTACTTATATAGATGATATAAAATCATTTAGTAGGGATATTAAACTAAAGAGTTTATTGTTTTAAAATTCAATAGACTCTATATTTCTTAGATTTACTTCATACTCTTTACCTTCAAACTCAACGGTTACTTCACCATCTTCATCTATATTTACAGGTCTTAGAGGTGCTTTAGGATCATTATCCGCAAATTCTTTAACGGTTGTAGCGTAAATTACACCACCAGACTTAATACATTTAAGTACATCTTCTATTGTAATTAAAGAACCTTCTAGGTTATTCTTTTTAAAATCTTCATAAACTTTTAAGTATCTCATAAATCTATATATAAAAAATAATATATATGAATTATGAGATACTTAAAATATAACGAAGAATTAAAGTCAAAAACTTATAAAGACGCTGCAGATAAACTAGCTAGATTAGGACATCATACTAGAGCAAGTATTCTTCACAAACATAGTGAGGATATTGCCGGGAAAGAAGCTATTGATAACTGGAAAAAACACGTAGAAACATATTCTAAGTATGGTAAAATCAAAATTCTAATACAGACTAAAGAGTTGGAGACTGAAGAAGAAGTTTATTTTTGTTTTTATCCTTACTTAGAACCGTATAAAGACGATACACGTTTTTTAACTAAAGATAATACTCGTCTAAATGAACTAGGATGGAAAATAGAGAGTACACCAATTTATTTTGAAATGTGGGTAATTCCACAAACAAGAGAACAATTTGATAGAATGTATGGTCTATTAAAACCTGATTACTATGAGCCTACATTTGGATTTCAAACAAATACATTTGCAATATATTTAGAATTAGAACCTAATCACTTTGAACTTAACGGAGAACCGAATAACTTTTATTATAATGATGGTAGTTTTACAGCAGGTACTAAAGTTTCTTTAGCAGATAGACCAAGTGCAGGTAGAATAAAAATCTTATTAAAGAAATTCTTTGCAGATAGTTCTATAAACTATCCAGTACCATTTAGTGATAAAACAATGTATAGAACTTTATTAAGTCAAGTTCTTGCAGAACCAGGTATATCAACAGAATGTGGAATAGGAATGGAAGATTTTGCAGAGTATATTGGCAAAGTTAACCCTAACTCCTTTTTTAAACAATAAAAATAATGTATCTTTGTGAAACTAATTACTAAATATAATAAATTCTTGGAATCAATACAAACAAAAGATATGTGGGATATAATTCCTCAATCAGTAAAAGATCTTAACGAACTATTCAAAGAACACGGTAAGAAACTTTACCTTGTTGGTGGATCAGTGCGTGATTTTTTAACTGGAGATAAACCAAAAGACTTTGACTTAGCAACTGATGCACTTCCTGATGAAGTTATTGACATTGTTAGTAAAACATACAGAACTAACTTACAAGGTAAGGCATTTGGTGTTGTAGTTGTTTTCACTAAAGAAGTTCCAGAAGGAATGGAAATCGCAACTTTTAGAGAAGATACCTCTAAAGGTAGAAACCCAGAAGTTAAATTAGGAGTAACAATTGAAGATGATGTTAAACGAAGAGATTTAACATACAACTCTTTATTCTATGATCTTGATAAAAGAGAGATAGTTGATTTAGTTGGTGGTAAAGGTGACTTAGAAGCTGGTATAACAAGAATGGTAGGTGATCCTATTGAAAGATTTGACGAAGATAGTTTAAGAATTTTGAGAGCATTTAGATTTGCTTCAAGATACGAACATCCATTACATAAAGATACTGAAGCAGCGATTGCGAAAAGAAAACAATTAGAAAACATTGACCTAGAAACTGGTGAAATGAAAAGAATTTCTCAAGAAAGAATATGGGAAGAAATTAAGAAAGCTTGGAAACAAGCTAAAGATTTCAACTTCTACTTGAACTTCTTTACTAAGTTCGATATGTGGGAACAAGTTTTTCCTGGTGCTAATATAAACACTGACTTGGTGAAATCTTCTGACTTTGTTGTAGTGATTGCTAACTTATTTAAAAATGAACCTTTAAACAGATTAGAAACTAAACTAGTTCAAGATTATAAAATAGAAGGTGATATAGCTAAGAAAGTAATTTTCTTATTATCTTTCAACACTTTGACACCAGAGACAGCCTTTGAAATGTTTAAAAAGAAAGAGCAATGTTTCATTACTGATACAACTATATTAGAGTGGATTAAGGTTAGTTCTATCAATGATCCAGTTAAGATTAAGTTCTTAGAATACAAACCAAGTACATCAGCAGAAGAATTGATGGCTAAAGGTATTACTGGCCGTGATCTTGGAATTAAAATTAAAGAATTAGAAGTAGAAAACTTTAAGAAACTATTATAAAAAAGTCTTAGATGAATTACATAAAATTATAAATATGACACACTATATAACACATCTTCGTGACACAATCGGTAACAACTATCTTGGTATCAAAATACCAAATGGGTCTCTACAATTGTACCTAAATGAGTTAAAAGAGGTATTAGGTGAAGAAGACTACAATGTATTTACAGAGAACCAACAAAGAAGAGATAGTGGTGAGTACCATATAACGGTAATAAATGTTGCTGATTATAATAAAATATGTAAAGAAGTAGGAATTGATAAATTTGTTTCTTCTTTAGATACTATTTTTAAATATCCAATAGACGACTTAAAGTTTATGGGAATTGGAACAGCTACTCGTAATGAGAATAGAGCTTTCTTTATTGTCTGTAATTCAGATAAGCTTGATGCAGTTAGAAAAAGATATGAACTTAATAATCATGATTTTCACGTTACCTTAGGATTTAATTTCAAAGATGTATTTGGGATTAGAAAGAATGAAGTAATGAAAAAAAGTTCAAAATTTTTACAACTTTTGGCACAAGAATTTTATAAAAGAGATAATTGGAAATTTGTTAGAAAAATTGAAAATTACAATTCTGATCCAAAAGCTGAGGTTATACCATTACAAATCACAGATACTACACTAAAAGTAAAAGTTGATGGAGATTTTATGGATGTGACTTATATGGAAGAAGGAGAGAAATTTTGGATTGCGACAAAGTACTCAGCAGATAAAGATTTGCCGAGATTACCAGAAACTGAAATTTCAAGAATTTTAAAAAGAGAAACCTAGTTTGTCCTTCTTGATTACTCTGTTTACATAACTACACAAAGGTCTTAAATTAGTATAGTGGTTTAGTTTAATTATATCTTCCTCGGTTTCGGCCGAGGAAATTGGTATAATATGATCTAGGTCCCATCCATAATTTACTTCACCATTATATAAACCTCTATTTTCCCAATTCATCCAAGGTTCAAACTTACTTTCTAGGTGTAATTTGAACTCTTCAAATGAACATCCTAATATTTCATATGTTCTAGTCTTCTTTGTAAATCCACCATTTCTAAAGTAAGTTCCTAACATACAAGTTAAATAATGTCTAATTTTATACAAAGTATCATTATCTAATCTATTTTTATAGTAATTTCTTTTAGTTTCTTTATATTTCTCTGTATCTTTATTAGTATAATAATAATCTATAGCATATTTATTTATATTTTCTCTGTTTTTTTCTTTATACTCCACAGATAGTTTATTTTCTTTTTCTTTGTTATTCAAATAATAATTTCTACGTCTCATTTTTATTTTTTCATTGTCTCTATGTTTAGTATTATCATAATACTCTTTTCTTTTTATCTTATCATAATTTTTAGATTTATTTTGACAATCTTTACATGATGAATGTCTACCATCTTTAGTATTTTTATTTCTAAAGAACAATTCTATGTCTTTTAATTCACTACAAGTATTACAGATTTTCATTTATATTATTATTTTTTCTATTCCATTTACATTATTATTCTTCATATCTTGATATATCAACCATTCAATATATTTAGACTTATTTGATATATTTTCTTTCATTAAATCCGATAATTGTCTATCAACTGATACCGATAAAACAACTTTACTTTTCTTTTTCATATAATTTACTAATTTTTTATAATATATATATTAAATAAAAAAAGTCAAAAAGTATTATTTTTGTGTTTTTTTAGTATTTTTTTATAAAAAAATAAAAAACTTTATAAGTTATGAGACATAGAATACCAGATGATAAGAAAAAAGAGAAAATGACACTTACAATTGATGAAAAAGTTGTAGAATTATTTGAAAAATATTTAGACGATAATGAAATCTCTAATAAGTCTAAATATATTGAAAACCTCATTAGAAATGATATGGAAAAAAGAGGTAAGGATGTTATTAAAAAATTTTAAAAAAAATAATTATATATTATGGAACTAGAAAAATGGTGGAACATGGATGAATGTATCGACAGAAAAGGTGTTTTAGCGAAACTAAAATCACTTAAAAACGAAGGAAAAATTGAGTATGACCTAAACGGAGATATGTTAAAAATTGAAGACATTGACTTAGACGAAACTGAAGTTGAACAACTAATTGATCTTTTTGAAGAAAATGACATATTTGAAGATTTAGAACATGGTGAAGAAGATGATGATTGGGATGATGATGGTTGGTCAGACGACTCTTTTGATAATGATGATTACTAGTAAATAAAAAACTCTTTATATAAAGAGTTTTTTTATGTTAATACACTTACTACTTCTGGATAGTATTCACTTATTTTTCTATTTTTACCATCATAGGGTATTTTAGAAAGTACATATCTCATTGCATTGAGCATTCCTATCTTCTTATCATTAGAGTTTATTATTACCCAAGGTGTTGTTCTACTTGAAGTTACAGTAAACATTTGATTTTTATATTCACCTATTACATCCCATTTATCTACAACCTTTGCATCATTAGGAGAAAACTTCCAATATTTTAAAGGGCTTTGTTGTCTTAAATCAAAACGTTTTAATTGTTTTTCTTTTGTTATAGAAAACCATAATTTTACTAAATAAAGATCTTGTTTTCTTATCATCTTTTCTTCCCACTTGACAACATTTTCCATAAAATCTTTATATTGTTCTTCAGTACAATATCCCATTGCTGGTTCTACCACCGCTCTATTATACCAAGATCTATCAAAGAAAACAATTTCTCCTTCTTTTGGCATCTGAGCTTCATATCTTGCAAACCAATTTTCTTTCTCTTCTGGTGTTGGAACTCCTAAAGCAACTACTCTAAATCCCTTTGGATTAAGATATTCAATAAATCTTTTGATTGTAGATCCTTTTCCTGCAGAATCTCTTCCTTCAAAAACTATGGCAACTCTTTTTTTATTAGCTATTACCCATTCTTGAAGTTTTAAAAGTTCTACTTGTATATGATATTTCTCTGCCTCAAATTCTTTTCTTTTAATAAGAGAACTTTCTCCTTCAAATTCATCAAAGTGTTGAGCTTCTTCACCAGTTTTAATAACAGATATTCTATTATCAATTGTTTTGGCAAAATCATCAAACTGTTTTCTGATATTTTTTTTAGTATCTCTTCTTTTAAGTTCTAAAAGTTGTTCTACTTTTAGAAGTAAGGTTTCAATGTTTAAATCTTGTATAACTTCAGCACCAAATTCATTATTTAATTCAGTTACTATTAAATCAACATTTATTTCTTCAAATCCTTTATAAACAATTTTATTAGTTTTAAGGTCGTATTCTATATTATTTAATATGAAAACTTTATATTCATCAATTCTTTTTAATAAATCAATCTTTATTCTTTCCAAATCTTCAGAATTCATTTTATCAATTCTAAGTTCTTCTTTTATAAAATCTATGAATTTATACAGATTTCTCATGTAGGTATTTTATTTTTATTATACTATATATTAAATCTTATCATACTTTTTTGTATATTTGTAAAAAATAAAATGATCTTCACAACAAAAATAATCTTTTTAGATATAGACGGAGTTTTAAGAACTCATAAAAGTGATTTAGATTGGTCTAAAAAACTTGTAGCACCCGTATATCGTGGTGTCAATCGTTTATTTGATAAAGAATTAGTTGATAATCTAAATGAAGTTATCTTTTTAACCAACGCTAAGATTGTTGTTACTTCAAACTGGAGAATACATCTATCATTAGAAGAACTTCAAAAAATCTTTAAAGATAGAGGTGTTATCGGTGAAGTTATTGGTAAAACCGGATTAGGACATTTAAAAGATGGTAGTCCAATCCCAATAGGACACAGAGGTTTAGAAATACAAGATTGGTTAAATAGTAATCATTTTACAAAGTATTTAGTTATTGATGATCAAATTTCTGATATAGTTGATATAATTCCAGATTGGAAAGTTATTAAAGTAAATCCACAAGTAGGTTTCGTTGATGTAGAAAGAGCGTTAGATGTTCTCCTATAATTATCTTACATCATAGTATCGTTTTAAAAGATCAGTTACCTTAAATTCTATATCTAGTTCACTAGCAAATGCTTCCATTCTATTAAGATAGATGATAGGTTTATCTCCTTTCTTTAAAGGTGGATGAATTGGATCACACGCTTTATATATATCAAGATTTGAATCTCTATCTTTTAAATCATGACGGTTATGAATACTAGTACTTAAAATAAGTGTTTCTAAATTGATATAATCATTACTAATTTTATCATAAAATTTAACGTTTATGATTGGGTTAAGATATGTATGAATAGTAATTCCATAATTTTCTAAACCATCAAATGCATAAATATCATTTGACTCTGCGTTAATTTCAATACCAATATGTTCTGGTAATCCTTCAAGTGTTTCTAAATTATTAGAACTACAATCAAAGTCTTTACCAACATATTTTGTTGGTAGATTTTTTAGTGAATCCAATCCACAATTAGTTATACTTAGTTTACCCTCAACCCTTTCAGGAAATTTATCAATAAAATCATCGATAGAAAAACTTAACTCAATAAAGAAATTACCATTTATTCTATTAAACTTACAAGGTAAATCTTTGTCATAGCCAAAACGCATAGCAACATTACCTGCAACATCTACTGTAAAATCATCATTTATGTTTATCCAAATTTTACCATCATTTGTATTAAGTTGTGTATTTCCTTTACCACTGATAGGAATTAAAGTACGAGACCAATTATTATCAATTCTTAACTTATAATCATTTATTAGTTTAGTAAGACCTTGTTTAATCTGTTTAGTCTTAGTGCGTTTATCTTTACTTTCTTTTTTGAAGTAGTCGAATAAACCTTCGTATGTTTTAATATATTTCATTAAAGTATATATTAAATAAAATTATATTTATTTCCTTTACTTAAATTATCCTCCCAATAAAGTGGTTGAAAATTGGTATAATGATTTAATTTATAAACTTCTTCTTCAGTCATTGCCAATGATATAGGTTTTTTATGATCCATGTGCCAATACGAACCTTGGTTATCCCAGTTCATATTTTCATCAAATTGTTCTTCTAAATATATCTTAAACTCTTCAAACGAACATCCAAGTATTTCTTGTGTTTTTTTAGATTTTTTAGTGAATTGTCTTTTAATAGAGTTTCTGATAAGAGTTCGTGTATTAAAACATAATTTGAATAATGGATCATTCATTTTTTGTTTGATATAGTTATTCTTTTTTATTCTATTCTCTTCTAAATTATTATTATAGTTTATTCTCTTTTGTTCTTTCAACTTTTCTTTCTCATCAGTTGATAGATTTTGATAATATAATTTTTTACTCTCTATTAAAGTATCTTTATTTTCTTCTCTATATTTCAAACTCTTTTCTTTTATAATTTCTTTATTCTCTTCCCTCCAATCTTTGATATATTCATTTATCTTATCTTTATTATTAGTAAGATATAACTTATATTTTTCATAGATAACTTCTTTATTTTCCTGATAGTATTTTCTACTTTTCTCATTTAGTATATCTTTGTTTTCTTCATAGTAAATTTTACTACCTACCTTTCTTTTAATAGAATAACAAGACTTACAACATTTGTATTTATACTTACCTTCCTTAGTAAGATTATATTCAGTCATTTCTTTTTCAATTTCACATACATTACAAACTCTCATTCTTAACTCTTTTATTTTTTTCAGATCTTCTGTAAATATTTTTACAAGCCTTCTACAAAATATAGCATCTGATCTTAGTTCAACTATCTCTTTATTACACCACTTACACTTTTTAATTTCTTTCATATTATATATATTAAAAATATATGTGTCCCTTTATTGTTTTATCAAATAATTTTTGTATCTTTGTAAAACAAATGAGGAACATATTTAATTACTCAAAAGACTTTAAAAATAAATTAAAATAAAGTTTGTATAATTAAAAATATTCCTTATCTTTGTAGAAGAAATAATAACTCACTCACTAAAAAATATACACTATGTCTAATTTATTTACAAAAGCGAAGAAAGCAGCACCAGTAAAAGCAGCTGCAAAAGATACAAAAGTAAGAATTACAGTTGATAACCAAGACTTCTTCGGTAATGTAGCTAGATTATCTCAACTTCAAGACAACATGAAGAGAGATAAAGCTAAGGCCGATATGATTGCAGACGAGTTGAAAGACTTAGCTCAAAATGAGTGGGCTAAATTATATGATAGAACTGGTAAAAACCCAGGTTCTGTTATGTTAGAGTCTGTAAATGACTTAGACGACACGGCACAATTTATGTTTGTACCGACTGATCGTTATATTTCTATCAACGAAGATCGTGCTACCGAGTTACAAGAAATGTACGGTGAGGACATCGTTGAAGAGAAAACAACTTTCGCTTTTGATAACGAAATGATTGAAAAATATGGTGAAGTTCTTTCTCGTTTGATCGAAGAAAGTGCTGAAATCTCTGAAAGAGACAAAGAAAAAATCATCAAAGCCGTTACTACTTACTCTGTGGCTAAAGGTACAATCGATAACTTCTCTAAATTAGGAGATAGTGTTGCTGAAATGATGGACGCTACTAAACCAGTAGTTGCTCTTAAAAACGTAGAAGTAATCAAAGGATAATAATGAACGATACTAAAGAAATAACTGGTGTAGAGTATAACGAAAGTTATACTCTTGACATATTTGAAAAAGAATTTAACGAAGCACAATCTGAAAGTGCTAAACAAGATGTTTTGAATAAACTTCTTGACTCCGATATTGACTTCACTATTCCCGAAAATAAAGAGAGAATGGTCGAATACCGTGCTCAATTACAAGACTATAGACAAGAACTACAAATTCAAGATGATTATCTAATCAATTTAGAATTAGAAATGTTTCCTGGTAAGTGGCAACTTTACACTTGTATTAAAGATGTAAATGTTTGTACTACTGGTAATAACTACTATGTTAAGATTGATGATATGGCTAAAGAATACAAAGATGCTGAAGTTCCAGAGGGTATTGCGGATTATATTAGTAAAATCAAACCAATTATTTGGATTGTTACTGATAATGGTATTGGTACACTAAAGTCAAGAAATCTTTTTGCAGAAGAAATTTATGGTAAATTTGACGAACATTTCATTAAATACGAAATCCAATAAAAAATAAAAATTTTAACAAAATGCTTTTTTATTCAAAAAAAAGTTATACATTTGTACAATAATAATAAAAAAATAAATAATTCAATATGACAGAGAAAAATTCAAAGTTGATGCCCGAGGCAATGGTTGAGAAGTTAGCTACACTAACTTTAAAAGAAAGAAAGTATATGGCCATTATGTGGGCAAAGTACGGAGTTCTTAATATTACCTCTAAACCAGGTATCGCAAAATCAGCGATTGGTCGCTCAATCGCAGACAAAATGGGCTTTAGATATATGGATATTCGTTTATCTATGGTTGATGAAACTGACGTAGGTCTTTATCCAAATGTATCAGAAATCGACGTAACAGACGAGAATGGTACTAGAACCGTAAAATGTTTAGATTTCGTAGTTCCTCGTTGGGCTATTGAAGCTAACAAACAACCAACAATCATTCACTTTGAAGAGTTGAATAGAGCTTCTCAACAAGTTCGTAACGCAGCACTTCAAATCCTGTTGGAGCGTCAAATCGGTACAGATTTCAAATTCAATGATAACGTTCTTATGATGTCTTCTGGTAACTTAGGTGACGAAGATGGTACAGACGTAGAAGAGTTTGATAGTGCTCTAAACAACCGTTTAGTACACATTAACCACACTTTAGATGTAAAAGAGTGGGTTGACGATTTCGCTACAGAGAATGTACACCCAATGATTGTGTCTTACATCAACACACACCCTGAGCATATGTACAAAACAAGTGACAATGCAAAAGGTTATGCAACCCCACGTTCTTGGACTATGATGTCTGAGTTCATCGTAGCAAACTACGGTATGAATTCTTCTCCAAGAGAGTTTCTACCTTTGTTGAAAGAAGTAGCCGCTGGTTACATCGGAAACTCAGCAATGAAGTTTGTCACTTATTGTGAAGATATGATGAACATCAACATTATGGACGTACTTAATAACTTTGATAAAGTTAAGGAAGACTTGAAGAAATATAACCGTGATAAAAATTCTGAACTTATCCAAAGTTTGAAAGAAATGGACATCACTAAGTTATCCGACAAGCAACTTGACAACTGTGAGAAGTTCTTGAACCAAGTAGGTGATGATGAAAAAACTGCATACTTGTTACACATCTTGGATAATATCGCAGATGTTACAAATCCAAAACTTAAACGTTTCTTGTTGAAGTTTCAAGATTTGTTAGTAACTATCAAGAAAATCAACAAGCCTGGTAGTACTAAGTAATAGTGTGAGTGAGTTGAATTAAGGGGTATCGTAACTGATACTCCTTTTTTGTTTAACAACTAATAAAGATTTCTATATATAATCATATGGGATCTAAAATAGAAATACAAATGGTTATCACTAATGAGTTCGGAGAATTCAGTGGTAGAAAATTCATTGTAACTAAAGAAGATTATGAAAGTATAATCAAAGTAGCAAAAGGTTTTTATACCAATGGTAGTTTTGACCTAACTTGTGAAGATGGTAGTTTCATGGTTTTTGCACCAGAGATAGTTCAAAAATCAATATTAAAAATTAAAAAAATAATACTAGAAGATGTATAACAGTCGTTTCAAAAAGTTCGGTGGAGAACAAATCCCCGACGTTATAGAATACATAAGAGAAATTATGGAGAGAGAACCAGGATCAGTTGTATCTGTTGGTTGTGACTCTATTCAAGTTCGTAGAAGAACCATCTATGCTGTAACTGTCATGATTTATGATACCGAGGTCAAAAAAGGTGCACACGTTGTATTCTTTAGAGAATCATGTCCAAAAATCAGAGAAACTCAAGAGAGATTATATAAAGAAGCACAATTTTTACACGATGTTGGTACTTGGATTAATGACGAGTTAGAGAAAGTTGGTGTTACAAGAGACTTACCTGAATTAGAGAAAAGAAAATATAAGTATCACTTACAAAAAAGTGCAGGTGAATACGCAAACATTGAATTACACAATGAAGAAGCAGTTGTTAGAAACTTAGTTATGACAGATGTTGATTTAATGGATACAAAAGTTATTGACTTACACGTTGATTTCAACCCATTTGAAAGTTCTCAATATGAGAAAGGTCATAGAAATAAATCATTTATTGCTTACAAAAGTTACGTACCTTGGTTAAGAGCTCTAGGATTTAGAGTATGGGCAAAACCGCTCGCGTTTAGCGCAACATCGGCCGCGGATTTACTATTAAAGGGGTAATTTTATCAGCAGGGGAGGAGGATTATTTTATATATAGTATATGGAAAATTATTATATATTATACGAAACAACGAACCTAATCAATGGTAAAAACTACCGAGGTATTCACAAAACTTCTAAATTAGAAGATGGTTATCTCGGTAGTGGTCTAGCCCTTGAAAAATCTATCAAAAAATATGGTAAAGAAAATTTTAGAAGAGAAATTTTAGAATTTTGTGAGTCATATGATGAACTTTTAGAAAAAGAGGCAATATATGTTGATGAAGAATGGGTAAAGGATAAATCAAACTACAATTTAAAAACCGGTGGTCAATCTGCTGGTATTCTATCAGATGAATCTAAAAAGAAAATTTCAGAAACTCTTAAACGAAAGTATGAGAGTGGTGAGATAGAAAAAAGAACCTTTAGTTACAATCCGACAGAAGAACAAAAAAGTAATATGTCTTTTATATTAAAGGAAAGATATAAAATTATAGAACATCACTTAAAAGGTGTAGAACCTTGGAATAAAGGTTTAAAAGGTGTTCAAGAAGGATGGAACAAAGGATTAGAATTAGGACCTATGACAGATGAAGAAAAAGAAAAGAGATCAAAAACTTTAAAAGAAAGATGGAAAACACAGGAACATCATTCAAAAGGAGTAGAACCTTGGAATAAAGGAACTAAAGGATTACAAGAGGCTTGGAATAAAGGAAAAGAAATGGAAAAGACAGAGTGTCCTCATTGTGGAAAGTTTGTTGATATAGGAAATGGTAAAAGATGGCATTTTGATAAATGTAAACAGAACCCGAATGTTTGAAGTAAATACAATTTTTTTATATAAATTCGGTTGGGTTATGAACCATTGGGCTAAGGAATATCCATGGGTATTTCATGCACCCGACCGAATTTATTCAATTCTTTACGAGAATGATAAGGTTTATTTTATTAAATCCAAAGGTACTTTTGATTTAGATAAAAAAGGTTATCCAAATAGAACTAGTAGTTTTTATAATGTATCATCACATCTAAAAAAGGTAGAAAATATAGAAGAGAAAATAGAAATTAAGTCGAATGCAGAAATGATAAATTGTATTAAGAAAAATGATGCTTGTATAAAAGAGTATCAAAGACATTTTAAACTTTCAAGTATATTAAACAAATAATAGTATAACATAAAATAATGAAAAAAAGAAAAGTAAAAATTTTAGGACTATCTTATAGTCAAAGTCAAATTGGTTCTTACGTACTAGTTCTTTCAGAAATGAAAGGGAAAGTTAAGCTACCAGTAATAATTAAACCACAAGATGCTCAACGTATTGCGTTAGATTTAGAAGGTATTAAATCTACTAAACCTTTAACACACGATTTGTTTTTATCAATGACTAATGCGTTTGGTCTTGATATACAAGAAGTATTTGTTTACTCTCTTGCAGAAGGTATTTTTTATACTAAAATTATTTTTACAAATGGTACTGCAGATGTAGAAATTGAATCATCTATTGGTGATGCAGTTATCTTAGCAAACATTTATGGTTGTCCTATTTTTGTTTCTTCTGATGTTATGAACTCTGCCGGAGTTTTAATCAATGATGATGGAACAGCACTATCTGATGAAGATATGGATGACGAAGATGAAGTAACTGTGGAAGAAAAAACTACTTCTATTGAAAACTTAGAGAAGATGTTAGAGCACGCAGTCGCTAATGAGGAATTTGAGATAGCATGTAAAGTAAGAGATAGAATAGAAGAAATGAAAGCAAAAGCTAATGAATAAAAGAAACCCACTAAATTAGTGGGTTTCTTGTTTAAAATTGATCATATCTTTTTATCCTTTCAAGTATCTTATCTGCTTTTCTAATTGTAAACCAATTTGGTACTTTATCTAAAATTTCAGATTTATCATAACCATACTTTTTATAATCTTCTGGTTTTGTAATCTTATAATCATCATTAGGATTTTTAGTAAATTGTTTGATTGTAAAATCAATAATCTTACCATCAATAATAGGAGCCGTATGTGCTTCTTCATTAGAATCAAAATAAACTACTTTAACTGGTAAATCCTTTTCTTTAGCCCAGTCACAAAAAACATTTGTAAACCAAGAACAATTAGCTTTTTCTTTATCAAATGATTTACCTAATCTTAAATCATACTTTTTAGAATACTCACCAATAAACTGGTCAGCATATTTTTTTATATCCATTGAATAGCTTTTTTATTTATATATATTAAATGAAATTAGACATAAATGAAGTTTATCATCAATATATTATAAGAGTTGTAATCTTTGCAGTTTTTACATTTAAAAGACAATTAAGACAACCAAATGTTTTTAAGCAGTCTGTTATGGGTTTTGTAAATAAGCGTCTACCTTGGAAGATAAACATCTATATAGACACCGGTGAGAAACTTTCTAAAGAAGATGAAAGAGATTTAATCTTAGATGAACTTTTAAATGGTATTGAAACAGAATATTTAAAGTCTGTTTGTGTTGTATTTACTACACCTTTAAAGAAGGATTGTGTGATTGAGATAGATTTAACTGACGAAGAAAAGTATCAAGACTTTTTATATTCTTAGAATTGAAATCTTATACCATTTGTTCCATGATACCATTCCCATTCAGTAGCACCTAAAAGATCTGTTATTTTATCAAGAGAATCTTCTACTTCATTATTTGATAGATACTCAGTGTACCAATCTTCAATTTCAATACAATCATCTAAATGTTTAATATCTTGTTTTTCAATTTCAATACCTTCTTTTTTAAATGCTCTTAATATTGTATTAGTAGGTATAGTATCTTGTAAACTTTTAGTAGGTTCAATTTCTTGATCTTCTTTTGAAAAAGTATAATGAATATAATAAAATACAACTTTTCCATTCAAATGACTTGAAAGTTTTGTTTGATTAAGGTGGTAACTAGATAAAATCCAACCTTCTCTTTCTAAGTGTTTTATAGTAGTACTCATTTCAATTGAAATTTCTGCGATATCGTGAATACTAAGTTGTTTAGAATTATCTTGCATAATCTCTATCATAAATCTACTTCTTCTAATACTATGGAAATCTTTTGTTAGTTGAAAATCATTTATATTTTCATCATTAGAATTGATCATATTATTATCAACATCAAAGAAGTTTACTTTATAGTTGTCAAGTACATTGACCATATAAAGCATAACATTTTCAATGTCAAACTGATCTTCTTGTTTATCAAAATTTTCAAATACTTTTAAATGTTTCATACAATAGTATATATTAAAAATAAAATTCATATCTTTGTAAAACAAATAATTGTTGATAACTAAAAAAATAATTAGGAAACTTAATAAAATATTTGTATATTAAATATAATTACTTATCTTTGTAGAAATAAAAAAACAATAAAATATGCCTTACGAAAGAAAAACCGTTGATATTCAAATTTCTGATGATCTAAGAAATGTATTAAACGTGATTGAAGCAGAATCAGAAGTTGCCGCACTTCTTTTAAAAAGAAGACACAACAGAGAAGATTTAGCGGAATCTTATGTGAACTATATATCTATCTCTAAACAAGATAGAACTAAACTATCTTATCTATCTCAAGATAGAGTTGATACACTTGATCCACAAGAGTATTGGACTTCTTCTCGTAGATATATTGCAAAGCCAGGTGCTTTTATCGTCAAAGTTTTCAATAACATTTCTGCAAAAGAAGTAGAGAAATTCTCTAACCTTTTCAGATCTCAAGCAGTGAAAGCTCCTTTCCGTTTTGAAGTTGTTAAAGGTGATGCAATCAAAGATTTTTACTACTACGAAAGCTACCAATCTAATGAGAGAGGTTCTTTAGGTGTGTCTTGTATGAAACACGAACACTGCCAAAAATTCTTTGACTTATATACAGAGAACCAAGAAAATGTTTCTATGTTGGCTATGTTTAACGATAAAAATCGTTTAATTGGTCGTGCACTTTTATGGGATTTTGATACTCATAAAATTATGGATAGAATTTACACTTACAATGACGAAGAGTTATCATTCTACTTTAAACAATGGGCAACTGAACACGGTTACTTCTATAAATCAGAACAAAACTGGTTCAATACTATGTTCTTTGAACAAATCGGTTCTGGTAAAAAAGAGTTTAAACTTGAGGTAAAATTACCAAACATTAAACAACATTACTATCCATACATGGATACCTTCAAGTTCATTGATCTTGATAAAGGTATTTTGTATAACTATATCCCAGAAGATACGTCTAGTTTAAAAACTTTAACATCTTCTGATGGTGGTAAACACCCGTCTGATTACTTGGTATTCGACGAGATTGACTTTGTAATGAGATACAGAAATGATGCCGCTTATATTACCTATCTTAACATTTGGACTGGCAGACAAAACGTAACATATTCAAATTACAACGATAAGTGGATTCTTAACAAAGATGCTCGTTATGAGAACTTGTTGGATGATTATATCTTCAACGAAGAGAATAATGATAAGAATAGTGAGAGAGTTCTTAAACTTATTGAACAACGTCAAAAAGAAGAAGAAGCTAGACAAGAAGCTTATAAAAAATTAAAAGATAAAAAAGGTACTAAAGAGCTAATCGAAGAACTTGACGGAGTTGCCGCAACTTTACGTGGTTGGGGAGATTTAACCTCGGTATATGGTGGAGGTGGTATACCAAATGGTGCAGAACTACGTGATATGCTTAGACGTACTAGACCACAAAGAACAAGACAAAATGAAGAAGAAGTTGCTAGACCTACAAGACTTGAGGAAGTTCCTACGGAAGGTCGTGTAGAAAGAGAAGTAGAAAGAGAGCCTGTCACTAGAGGTTATTGGCAATCTATGACGGATCGAGTTGTTGCAGATATTGAAACAACAAATGAAGCACCACCAATCGAAGGTGCAGTAGAAGGTATAACCCTACCTAGAGGAAATTACTATTCGGATTGGTATGATACATCTGCTTGGACCTCAATGGATTTGAGTGAATCAGAGACAGAAAATAATGAAGAGCCATTTTAATGGCTCTTTTTTTATATCAAAAAGTCATTTTATAAATTTAATATATACTTTAATAATTAAAAATTAAATTAATTTATAATGATTAAAAATTGTAGTAGTTGTAAGGTAGATAAAGAATTAGATCAATTCAACAAAGATAAAAGTGCACCAGATGGACTTAAATATAGTTGTAGAGAATGTACTAAAAAACGATATAGTATTTATTATGAGAATAATAAAGAAAGAGAAATAGAAAGACAAACAAACTATCAAAATAATAATAAATCTTCTGTAAGAGTTTCAAGAAATATAAGGGTTAAGAAGAAATATGATACTGATATTTTGTATAGATTAAAAATCAATACAAGAAATAGAATTAAACACTTTTTAAAAAGTTCAAATTTTGATAAAATCAAAAATGGAACTTTTAATATAGTAGGATGTACCCCTACTGAATTAAAAGATCATATTCAAAAACAATTTTTGGAAGGTATGAGTTGGGAAAATTATGGATTTAGGGGTTGGCACATCGATCATATTATACCACTTGCAGCATGTGAAAATAATGATGATGTCCATAAATTATGTCACTATACAAATCTTCAACCTATGTGGGCAGATGATAACTATAAAAAAGGTGATAGAATTATATAACAATTTGTCTATCTATTATATCAATAGGTACTTTGTATTCTTCATATGAATTATCACTTAACAACACAATTATCATTCTTACTATTTTAATATCTTCATATTTAGTTCCTTGTAACATTTTTTTAAATAATTTTGCATATAGTGATAATTGTACATAATAATGACCTAATGCAGTATTGGGTAAGTCTTCATATGGTTCATACATTCTAGTTGTCCACTTTGTCTCAACGAAATTTTTTAAAAAATTTGTCTTCCAATCGGTTACTACAATACCTAATTGTGTTTTCTCTTTATTAGCTACTAACCAAATCTTATCAGCTTGTCCGGTATATCCTAAATCAGGATCACCCATTACAACCTCTGTGTCAATAAGAACAGCACCATTCTTAATCATCTTTTCATAGAACTGAACACCATAATTAATCATATGATCTGACGTGATAATTTGTTCAAAGTCGCAATCGAACTCTGGTTCTCTTACTTCTTTATCTAATTCAAATCGTTCAATGATTTTCTTTTCTAAGAAGTAGTGAACTCTACTTCCGGTATTGTTAGCATAGTCTGCCATTTGAGACCATTCTTTAATAAGTTTCTTTTGTAGAACTACATCACCTTTAGCTTTTTTAAGTGATGCTTCCTGAGTGGGAAATGGTGGATAAAAACTTTTAAGTACTTTTGAAACAGATGGCCAATTACTTTTGGATTGACCTTGTTCATTGTTCATAAAGTATTTATGATTATCTTCTATAAAGTATAGATTTAGTTCTTTTCTTCTTTCTTCTAATAAAACTCTTATTTCATTAGCGATTTGGTATAAGTCTATCATTTTATTTATATTGATTTTGAAATGAAAAGTTTTATATATACTTATATGAAAAAGTATTTAGAGTTTATAAAGGAATCAAGTTATCTTAATGCAATCAGTACAGAAACATTAGAAGCTAAGTTAGAGGATCTTCAATTACAAATGACAGAACTTCAAGAAGAAATGGCTTCAATAAGAAGTATTCTTGAATATAGAAAAACTAATAGTGTTACAGAGTTTGCAAAAACTTTACCTGAAAGTATATTTGATTTTAATCAAGAACAATTAGATTTTATATTTGAACATCATGAAGGTGTAAATCAAAAACAATATGATTTGGCTAGAGAATTTTATCAAGAATTATTAGGTGTACATGATTATGGGTATAATAGAGTTACAAATCAAACTACATTTGCAATAACGACATCACACTCATTTGATAATGATGATGAAGATTTGGCAGAAGGTTATACAGAAAATGAACAACAAGTTAATACTATAAAGTTTTTAGGAGAAAATCTTAAAAAAGTAGATACTAATAGTAGAGAACGTGGTGAGTATTTTGGTGTAGGTAATGCAGTGAAATTTTATGTGAGTTATTACTTTAGTACGGTAGATTTAGACTTTGTACTTTATGTAAGTGAAACAGAATTATATATTACAAACTTATACGGTAGAAAAGTTAGATATAATAGTATTTCTAAAATGTTAGAAGAACTTGTTAATGAGGATTTAAGTCATAAAGATAATGGATGGGAAAGATAATAAAAAAGAGAGCCAATGGCTCTCTTTTTTTATACGTGTAATCCTTTTTCTCTAATGATTTCTAAAACTTGTTCAGTTACATCGTGTTCATCTTTTAAGAAAACTACTTCTGTACTTCCAATAACCATATCAATTTCATTTTTCTCAGACCATTCTTCAATAAATTGTGCTAATTCACCATAGATAGTTTTAGAAAGTTCATCATTCATTTTTCTCATCGTTGCTTTAAACTCTTCATCAACACTCATTGCATACTCTTGCAATTCATTAAATCTTGCTTGAGTTGCATCATCAAGTTTTTCACCACCTTGGGATCTATTTATAATAGATTCTAATTCTTTTTTGAATGGTTCTAATTTTGCAATGAAATCCTTTTTAACATCAGTTATGTTAGTAATACCGTCTTGGTAGTTTTTATAATGTCTTGATAAGGTTTCAAAGTTTACTACTTTAATTATCATAATATATATTTTTATTGGTTATATATTTATGATAACAATAAGTTTACTGCTATTACATATCTATTATAAAGATTATTATCTTCTGATAATTGTAGATTGTCTTGGTCTATTATAACAGATTGAGTAGCTCCAAATTTTTTAACTTCTAGAAAAGTTTTTCTAGTTTTAGTAATTCTAGCGTATTCTCTATTCTTTATTAAATACTTATACTCGTCTGTATAAATACCATCTTCAATGATTTGACCTAAATAATTATTAGTTTTATTAACATTTAATTTATAGTTAAGTACTTTATAATTCGGCCTCTCATAAGTTGTTATTAACCATTGAGTATCGTGAGTAGTCGGTATCTCAGTTTTATATGTAGATTGTGTTAAACCAATTATTCTTTGAAACTCCTGAACTTTTGTCGGTATATTTGATGCAGTTGCCCAAATTGCCTTACTTATTATTACGTCATAAACACGATTATTTGTTCTATTTAAACTAATAACTTTATTAGAATATGTTAGTGATATACCTTTAGAAAGATTAGTAGTCGAATATGTTGAAGATAATGGATTAGATAAAGTAATAGTTGATAAGTTTGTATCAGAACTATAAATATCAAAACCTGTTTGGTAAACTAGTTTCTTATCATACAGCTTTTTTATTCTTTTATTCATATTACTATCTGTTTTGAATAGAACTTCTTTCCAAACACCCTTTTTAAATGATTCATAGTTTTTTATATCATCAACTTTTGCAGAGTAATGAATATATAAACATTGTAGTAAATTATCATAATCACCAGTAGTAGATAAATCGTTGAAATAGTTACTAAACTCAAGGTAATTATCTTTACCTTTAAGTGCAATTTTATCTAATCTTGAACGAATACTTTCAATTCTTTTTGTATTTGTTGTCATTATGCTCCACCTCCAATGGCTTTTTCAATTTCTTCAATTTTTTCCTTATTCGCAACAGGATCCATATATAATTTAGAAATATCATCTATTTTTTGAATTGCATCAGCATTTTTAGTTTTTAGATCTTTTAATGTATTAGTTAAATCTTCTTGACCTGCTACCGCATTAACTTCTATTTTCATTAAAATATCTGATGTTAGTTTAGTAAAATCTGCACCTTCAAAGCTAACTTTCTCACCTTCTATCTTAGAAATCTTTTTAGTTCCAATTTCTTCTTTGGTCTCTAAATCATTTATTTTTCCTTCGTTTGGTTTTTTCTTATCATCATCAGTTAAAGCATCCCAATTAGCTTGATTGAATTTTTCTCTCTTATAAATAACAGTATCACCTACTTTATAATCACCACTCACTTCAACACCTTTAGTCTTTAAATAAGCGTTAACTTCATCCTCAGTTACTTCAGTTGTGTACTTTTCTAATCTAGGAACTAATGTTTTGTTAACCCAGTTAATCGTAGCTTCTTTCTTTTTCTTATCATCAGTTGCTGCCTTTAAAATCTTCTTAAAATCGGGTAAGTGAGTTGCATCATCTAATCCTAATGTTTTCTTTTTAGGATCTAACTTTACAGGTTGTCCAACTTTTAAATCAGGTCCACCTGCAAATTTATAATCTTTAATAGCTCTATCTCTAATTCTCTCCATATAATATTGAATTACATTAAGTGGACCTGCATTATTACCAAATGCTTTAATTATTTGATCAAAAAATGGTTGCATACCTTGTTTACCCAATGCACCAGTTTCAGGATCTAATATGCTATCTATAAGTGTTAAACAATCTTGATCATTTGCAGTTGGTTTTTTATTAAACTCTTCCATTACTGACTTTAATACATAAGTATCATCAGCAGGATTAAATGGATTTTTCTCAATCCATTGATCTAATTGCTGTAATGATGGATTATCTCCAAGTTTTTTCAACTCTTGAGTAGCTTTAGCCCACATATTTTTAAAAAAGTTGATTACTGTACCTAATAATTCTTCATTCAATGGTTGTAATCTCTTAGTTTTAAATGATTCGAAAGTATTTACATATTTCATGTTTATAACATATTTTTATGTATATATTAATTTATAAATTTGTAAAACCATTTTTTAAAAATCAATATAATCAATAAAATATATTTTTAAATGGAAAAAATAAATTCACTAAATCAAGTAGCAGACTTTCATAAAACTTTTAACGCACCAATCTTAGATACACCTCAAATACCATCTTCTCAAAGATGTGAATTAAGAGTATCTTTATTACAAGAAGAATTGAATGAATTAAAAGAAGCCATTGAAAATAATGACTTAGTAGAAATTGCAGATGCTTTAGCTGATTTACAATATGTTCTTTCAGGTGCAGTATTAGAGTTTGGACTAGGAGATAAGTTTGTTGAATTATTCAATGAAGTACAAAGAAGTAATATGTCTAAAGCTTGTAATTCAGAATTAGAAGCACAATCTACATTAGAACACTATAAACAAAAAGATGGTACTGAAGGTTACTATAAAGAAAATAATGGTAAATGGTTAGTTTACAGAAAAGAAGATGATAAAGTTTTAAAATCTGTGAATTATTCACCTGCAGATTTAAAAACGATTATCAATGAATAACTATTTTGTAAAAAAGTTAAAGGATAAAGTAAATGCCAGACGATCGTTAAATGGTTTACAACTTTATACAACAGATCAAATTAAAAAACTTCTTGAGTATAAAGAAATAGGTAAATATGAAATTGTTTGGGATTACAATAATAACATATTAAAACTAGCCAAAATCGATCCAGATTGTAAGGTTACACAAGAGAATGGTAGATATAGGATTGAGTCTAAAAATTCATTTAATAATAGTTATTCAATAAGTTTATCTTCGTCTGAGTATATTGATTTTTCTTTACAAGAATTAAGAGAAATTAAATTAAATAAGATTTTACCCAAATCAGAATAATTTTTGTATATTTGCACTATGTTAGAGAAGGAAAGAAAAAAGAGAAAACATATAAAAGAGATGAAATCTCTTAGAAATAAAATGTCAAATCATTTAGTTTGGTTTGAATCACTATCTCCAAAGAAACAATACGATGTTTTATTCTTATGGAAACAAGAGAAACGATTTAACAATCTAACTGAACCAACAATAGTTAAAAATAGATGGGGAGATATAACTAAATACCCACCTAATTTTAAACACTTTATAAATAAATTAAAGACACAACATAATTTTAAAGTAAATAAACAAACTTTAAGACAGAATGCAATAGATTTAATTCTAAATAAAAATAATTAGTATTATGAAGATTTTCAGTGGAACATCAAACCCAGACCTTGCAGATAGTATCTGTGCAATTTTAAACAAAAAAACATTAGACGAATCTTTTACAAGAGGTCGCCTAAAAATTGACAAATTTTTAGATGGTGAAATACTTCCACTATTTGAAGAGTCTGTAAGAGGTGAAGACATCCTCTTCGTACAGTCAACAACATCATCTGATACAATAATGGAAACATTATTAGTTATCGATGCTGCTAAACGAGCTGATTGTAAATCATTTACACTTATCTCACCTTTCCAAGGTTACTCAAGACAAGACAAAACAGATCACTTACGTTCTTCTATTGGTTCTAAAATGTTAGCAGACATCTTAGAAACCGTTGGTATGTCTAGAATAATCACCGTGGACTTACACGCTTCTTCTATTCAAGGATTTTATGATGTACCAATTATTCACTTGAACGGTAATAAAATCTTTATCGAACATATTAGAAAAAATCAGATTGAAGATTTAACTATCATTGCTCCTGACCAAGGTGCTGTGAAAAGAGCTTCTGATTTCTGTAAAGCTTTCCCAGATTCTACATTCGCAATGATAAACAAAAAACGTATTAAACCAAATGAAATTCATTCAATGGAATTAGTTGGTGACGTTGAAGGTAGAAACGTTGTTATTGTTGATGATATGGCTGATACATTAGGAACACTTAAAAGGGCTTCTGAACTTATTATGGAGAAAGGAGCTAAATCTGTAAGAGCAATTGCTACTCACGGTATTCTAAGTGGTGCTGCAATGGAGAACTTATATACTTCACAACTAACAGAACTAATGGTTTCAGATAGTATTCCATCAACTTTACAAAAAGAAAAAGATCAAGTAGGAGATAAATTAAAAGTTATCTCTTGTGATAACATAATCGCGAGAACCATCTGGGGTCTAACAACTAAAAAGAGTATTCACGAAATAAATATGATATAATGACAGGAACATTAAAATCCTATGTAAGAGACATCAACTTAAACATGATAACTGGTGGTTATAATGTTCAATATGATACCTCTAAAAGTAGAAGTAAATTTCAATTTTTAAAACTGAACTACAAACTGATTAAGTATGTCACCAATCTTGGTGGTGTACTAACAGGTTCTCGTGCTTTGAAGTGTTGTACTATAAATGATAATCCAATGTTAGATCGAAGACCAGATGATTTTGATTTTTTAATCACAAAGAAAATGGCTTTTCAAATCTGTGATCATTTTAAGTTTAGTTATAATCTAACTGATACGGTAATTAGTATTAAGAAACAAATTTGGACTTCTTATCCTGATTATTCAGATGATATTATAAGACGTGGTGCAGTTGATGTACATTTAATTATTGTTGATGAATTACCAGAATTTATTGAACAAAATGGTATTAGAATTACACCATTTACTTATGTTATCAATGAGAAATTGAAAATGATTGAAGATAGTTCTACGAATAAATATGAAAGACAGAAACATGCAGAAGACTTATCTGTTTTAACAATGAGATTTAACTTAATAGCAGATGAATAAATTTTTAGATGATTTTATAAAGGACTTATCAATTAAAGATAAGAAAACACTTTCACAAAAAGGATTAAAACTTGCAGAAGAAGTAGGTGAATTGGCAAGAGCTATTTTACCTTATGATTCTGCACCAGGAACTAATCATCGTTTCTCAGATAGAGAACAGATCCTAGAAGAGATTGTCGATGTTTATCTAACGAACATTTCAATTGCACATTCATTAGGATTTACTGATGAAGAAGTAAATGATATGCTGAATAAAAAATCAAAGAAGTGGGCACAACTTCAATTAAAAGAAGAAACGGCAACATTCCCACTTCCTTTTGAAATACATATTACGATTGATTTAGAAAAACTATTAGAAACAAATTTTACTATTGATAAATTTAGAGAAGATTGTAAATCTATTGAAGTAAAACCAATTGTTTTAGATTTAGAAATGAAAGAAGGAACTTTAAAAGATGTAATGACTAGTTCAAAACACTTTGGAGACAATAGGACTGCCTATGAAGAAGCTAATCGTATTGCTAATGAACTAACATCATTTGGATATAAAGTTGTCAGAAAGAAGATAGAAACAGTTCCTTGGCACCCTGCAGCACCTACTTTTAATACAGGTGAACCTATACCAAATGGATGTTACTTTGAAAGTCACATCGGTGTTGTTATCTCACCAGAAGAAAAGCCTTATTTAGAAGGTTTAGTTGAAGAGTTAAATGCAGGTTTCTTTTCACCGAGTAGAGGATTTAGTAAACCATCACAAATAGAACTAGGTGGTACTTGTAAATTATCACAAAACTTCTTTAAGAAGTCTAAAGATGGTAGTAAGTTTGTAAATATGCTTACTTATAGAGATAGTATGACTTGTAAAGAAGATTTTGAACGTGATGTTGAATTGATTAAGTTTTTACTTAATGAAGATAAATTCGGATTTGAAAAGGTTGAAGTTGAATATGCACTTTATGATACTAATGTAAATCATGATGCTAAATGGATTTTAGGATAAAAAAAAAGAGAGCAAAAGCTCTCTTTTTTATTAGTATCTACTAGGAAATTCACTTTCTTTTCTAGAACGATAAAATGGTTCTTTATCGAAACATTTTTTTATCTCACAAGCTTTTTTCCAAGCAACAAATTCTGGACTATGTTCAGTAGGATTATCAAAATCATGATGTGAAAAGTTATTTTGATAATCTTTTAATTCATCATTCGATAAAGACATAAAGTATTTAAAGGTTCCTTTTGTATTCTCTTTATCCCAAGCGCTTCTAAATAAATCCTTTTCTTTATCGTCCATAAATCTTAAATCAGGATTACCTTTATCAATAGTATCAACAATATCATCTGAGGATTTACCTTTATATTTATCTCTTGCAATTTTAAGATAAGAATTTACTCTGACATCTCTAAAATGATCATCTAAACCTTCTTTTAAATCTTCATCTTCATCATCATCTTCGCCAGTACATTGACAAGGTATACAGTCACATTCAGTACAAACTTCTTCTTTTAAATCTTCTTCATTATTTAATTGAATAGGATTCCAACTTCCCATTGGATCTAACATTTCATTAAACTTTTTTAAGTATTTCATAATATACAATTTTTTTATTAAAGTATATATTAAATAACAAAACTTATTTTTCTTTTTCTCTTGGTTTACTTCCATCACTTGCTCTACCCTCACCAAATCTTTTAGATATTCTAACACCAGAATCGTGTAATATCCTACTTATCACCATTATGGTCTTATTTTCTATTCTTGCAATATCTTTTATCAAAAGGCCATCTTTATACATTTTTATTACTTTATCTATATAGTCACTATCAAATACCTTTGAATTAGTTAACTTGCACCTCTCTTTATCAATTTCAATCTCTTTTACTTTAAGAAATCGAGTAATTCTATTTTTTGTTATACCATACTTTCTAACTAATGAATGTATAGATAACTTATTATTAATATAATCATCTAAAATTGAATCAGATATAATACTAGATATTTCAATATAATTGTCAGGATCTTTGCCCTTAGTAGATAATTGTTGTTTTATTATTTCCAGTTTTCTAGGATTATTTGAAATGGTATCACCACCATCACCACCAGTAGATGTATTGTAACCAAGTCTAATAGAGTCATATTTTTTAATAAACTCTATTTCCATTTTATTAAGTTCATCTATATCATCTGTTTCATAAATGACCTCCCAATTTATAGATCCGAATCCATACTTATTTATAGCATTTGTTAATTTAGTGCTATAATATTTTGGACTGTACGAATGTTTTAATTTTCTATCATTAAAATTTTTACTTTTACCTATATAAACTTTACCATTTGGAAATTCTGCCTTGTAAATTACGAACATACCAATTATTTTCTTTTTCATTATATATTAAACTTTACTAAGTTATACTATATAATAAATAAAAATATAAAATAGATGGGTAAATTAGCATTAAATTTCATATGTAAAGATGAAAAGAATGTAATAGAGAGAATGTTGAATAGTTCTAAAGACATTCTAGATTTAGTTGTTGCAGTAGATACTGGTTCAAGTGACAACACAATTGAGTTAATAAAAAAATGGGGTGTTGATAATAATACACCAACTTACGTATTTGAAAGACCTTTTGATACTTTTGATAAAAGTAGAACATTTGCTATGGAGAAACTTAGAGACGTAGTAAACGAACTAGGTTGGGATCCAACTAAAATACATGGTATGTGGTATGATTGTGATGAACAATTAGTTATAGATCCAACATTTAATAAAAATCAATTCACCGCGGATCTTTATATGATCAACACTTATATAGGTCAAATGAAATATACAAGAAATACTTTTTTTAGAGTATCAATGCCCTTTCGCTGGTATGGAGTCGTTCACGAGTTTATTGTATGTGATGATCAAAATATTACTTCTGGTTTAGCTACTGGTATTCATGTAAATGTAAGTATGGATGGTGCTTCTTGGCAAGGTAAAATATCTGAAAAGTATTTATCTCACTCACACAAGTTAGAAACTTATATCAATGAAAATCGTCAAGATCCAAGATGGATTTTCTATACTGCACAATCTTATCATGATTCTGCTTCTATTCCTGATAATAGAGAAGAAAATGAAGAAAGATTAAGACGTTCTTTAAAATACTATAAAGAAAGAACTGAAAGAACTGATGGTTATGTTGAAGAAATATATTACTCACACTATCGTATGGGTACTATTATGAGAAGTTTAGAACATCCTTGGAACTTAACAATGCAACAATGTTTAAAGGCTTATGCTATTGATCCGTTAAGAGGTGAATCAATTAAAACAATTGTTGATTATTATTTACAAATGGGAGAATGGCATCTAGCTTACTTATATACTAAGTTTGGATATGAAAATTTTCACGGTAAAAACCCTTATCCTAAGAAACTTTTATTCGTAGATGAATCACTTTACATCTGGAAATTTGCAGAAGGACATGCAGCTGCTTGTTTTTACACAGGGCGTCAAGACGAAGCTAGAAAAGTTTATGCGGAAATATTAAAAGCAGTTAAATCAAATCCTAGTGCATTTACACCAGATGATTTGCAAAAAATTGAAATGAATGGTCAATTCTTTAAATAATAAAAACCCTCATTTGAGGGTTTTTTTATTATTTATAATCTAGTTTATCTCTTTTGATACACATATTTATTTTACTACATAATGGTTGTAAATTGGTATAATGGTTTAACATAATTACTTCACTCTCATTTTTTGCTGTACACATAGGTACTTTATGGTCACTACAAATTTTTTCTAACATAAACAAAATTATTTTTAAGTATATATTAAAAAATAAAATTGGAAATTAGTGGAGGCACATAAACTTAATATAATTTTGATCTATAATATAAATGGGTAAGATGTACACACTAGTAATAGTAAGTAAAGCTGCACAAAGAGAAGCTAAGTTAGGGTCACTATTAAGTGACTCTGACGAAGTTTTTGATATACCATTTGAATTTATTTGGACTAAAAATGGAAAATTACAAAAAGAAATGAGTTTAAAAATAAAAGCTTATAAGACTTTAGGTGGTGCGACCAGAGAATGTGATAAGATAAATAAAAAGTATGCCGATAAATCAATGAGATTAAGTCATGGTATGAGTATTGAAAGAAGATGGGTAACATCTTTTAACTTTGATACATCACAATATGCTTTCGTAGTTATCGATGTAAGTGACAAGTGGAATCAACACATAGATAGTGAAGTTATAAAAGAAACTGCTATATATAATAGAGCGGTTAAAAAATTAAATTCCTTAAAAGTATAAAAAAAATCACTCATTTGAGTGATTTTTATTTTTTTATCCATTCTTTAAATCGAATTATACTTTCATTAAGTGTTTCTACGAAATCAAACTCTCTGAGAAAGTCACCAAAATCTTCAAGATAACCTTTCTTACTTTCATCAAATTTATCTTTAGTCCATTGCCAATTAAATGATAGAATATCAGGTGTCTTAAATCCAAAGAATCCCAATACTTCTTTTTCTAATTTTATTGCTTCTTTACCATTCCAATTGTGACCGGTCGCGACAATACCACATTCTTTATTTTTTAATAAATTAGACTCCCCAAGAGTTGCGTGTCTGTTCTCTAACCAAGTTAATCTTTCAATCAATTCACCATAAATAGAATTCATTTTACCCCAACGTATAGATCCAAAAAATATTATTATATCTGCATCAAAAATGGCATTTGCCACTTTGTACATTTCATCAGTTTTATTATTCAATGCTGCCCAACATCTAATATGTCCTGTAGGATTTTTTATCTTATCATCTAACTTTGCTTGTTTAAGACCACAGGTATTTCCTCTTTTAGTTGATACATTTCCCTCACAAGGAAATATTTTAAGTTTTGAAACATTAATAAGATTAATATTGTCAGAACCTAATTTCTTTAGTAATTCATCTGCAATTATTGATGATTTAGGTAATTCTTTATCTCCTTCCCATCTATTAGATGTAGTTAGAAAAAGTATTTTCTTTTTGTCATTCTTTTTAAGATAGTTATAAAGTCTTTTTAGATTATCCATACATTATATATAAAAAAAGAAACATCACTTTTTCAAGTGATGTTTCTAAAATAAATGTATTTTTATTTTTTTCTTTTGTTCAATACTGATAAAACAACACCAGTTAATGTAACTACTGCACCAATTGCTTCTTGGATTAAACCTGCTTCTAATAAACCATTAGTTAATAAAACACCCCCAACAAATGTAAGTGTGTGTCTAAGTAAACCTAAAATTTCTTCTTTGTTCATAGTTTTTATTTATTTTTTATTATGAATATATTCGATTGTATATTCACATTATCTATATATTTTACTCAAAAATAAGTGTTAGGAAGGATCATAAAAAACCAATTAAAAAGAAACACCACTTAAAAAATAAGTGGTGTCTGACCAGAAATACTATTTCTGGTGGGGTTCTTAGTTTTATTAACAATAAGACCAATTACTTGAATCGTTGTGGTCATCTAATTCATCTTCCTCAAGTTGGTTATGTTTTTGTTTAGCTTTTTGAATCATTTTAATTTTAGATTTTACTCTATCAAGAAATCTTTTTTTAATGTGATCAGATCTTAGAATTATTTTTACAATTTTTCTCATTTTTTAATTTTTTAATTTTAATAACCATTGTAGTTTGGCTTTTATGTTATAAAATCCCAAACTAAAACTTTGTAACCAAGTAATAAATCCTCTATATTTGTATGCTATTTTTAATTTTCGAACAATACCCTTGTGTGACGTAGGTGATACCTTCATAATCCAAGGCATCCAACTTATATCATCAGAAGCTACTATTGGAACTTTTGCCGTTACAAAGTCAGCGGTAACGATATTAAATGATTCAGAAAAAGATACTTGCATACCTATATCCATTTTAGATGCTGCTTCCAAAAATTCGGCATGTTTATACCATTTATGTTCAATAAGCTCATGTTCAGAATGTTCAAATAACGCTTGAATGTTTCTTAACGCATTGTCACCAGATTGTTCTATTCTGGTTCCATTTATATGAAATCTTAATGTTTTACCTATTTGTTCAACAAACTCTATTGCAGCCATTGCTTGTTGGTATGTGTTTTTCATTGGTCTAATCGCACCAAAAGAACCAATATCAACAAAGTCTTCACTTTTCACATGTTTTTCAGGTGTGAATGGTTTTGCTTTATAAATATTTGGTAAAAATATAAATTTACCTGATGGGAAACAATAAGTTAATTGTTCAGTAAGTTCTGTTGTGTTTGGAGCTATCTCAATTTTCAAATCATCAATTGATGCATATTGTTTTATCCATCTAGTTGCAACACCTTCGTTAGCCAAAAATGGTGCTTTTGAATGTAACCTAACTATCCATCTTCTATTCTTGTGTCTTTGTAATTGAAACAATTCTTTGAACTTTGCAGGTGGAACCCAAATAGCTTCAATTATAACTATATCTGGGTTAAATTCAGTAACAACTCTATCAATTTGATTTGAGTCAACTACTGGCGTAATCTTAGCTTCAAAATCGCACTCATTTAGATAATTAACAACAAAGCTAGCAGAGTTAAATAACCCCGAAGTGACACCGTAAGTGTCTTTTACTCTATCACATGTTATAAATTGTACACGTTTTTTTGGGGTTATCTCTTCCATCTAGTTTGTTAATAATTTTTATGTAAATCTAGATTCTTTAAAAAAATCTTTCATTTATTCACAGCAATCTTTTATTACAGAAGTTATTTCTGTTTTAATTTTACCTAATTCATTATACTTAAATTCTTTGCCGAATTTTTCTCCTTGTTTCTTAACGGTGATTTTCTCATCACGAAACATAACTTGTCCAATATGTTCCCCATCAAAATGAATTTCAAAATCATCTCCAACTTGTTTAGTTTTACACTCTTTAGTTTTGATATGATCTTCAACCGCTTTTCTTAATTGGTCTTTCTTATCCTCCTTGGTTTTGTTACCGTAAGGATTTTTAGAAGCTTTTTCAGCTTTACCTTCTGAAATACTTTCAAAATTTTTAATACTTCTTTTAACTTTTTGAGAAAAATTTTCACCTTCCCCTCTTACTTTATCACCTTGTCTATTTGATTTAGATAATGTATCAAGGTCTAAATTATGAATTATATATTGGTACATATTTTCAACTTTTCTATTTTCCTCTTTATTAACAAATGAATTAGGTTCATTGATTTTAGTCTTATAATCTTCCAAGAATTCTATAAGTTCATCAACTCTTGGATTCATTAAATCTTTAAGAGGACCTCCAAAAAATTCTTCATTTATTTTATCATCATTGAATTTTTTAATATGTTTCATTATTTTATTTTATTTTTTATTATATATTAAATAATAAAACTACTTTTTAGAATTTTCTATCAATATTTTGTAAAAAATAGTATAAAAAAAATAGACACTTAAAAGTGTCTATTTTTTTTTATTTTGAGAGTAACTTGATTAAGTCTTCTGTGATTTTAGTGATTAGTAGCTTTCCATCTACTTTAATCTTTGATATGTTTGTGATCTTACTATACTTATCATTACCATCTACACCAATTTTAGCAACTGCTTCACATATGGCTTTATTGCCTCTATTTTTAGTAATATAGTATGATTTTAATTCATTTACAAACTTGGATAAATCTACACCCTCATTATAATTATATTTAACTAACTGAAGTTCATCACTTTGTTGTTCTACAACAATATACCATATAGATTTTTTCGAGATCTTTACGTTCTCCAAGAAATTTAGAGCTTTAGAAGCCTTTACTCCATTAGGAAACTTTGCCACTTTTCCATATGTTTTTACTTCATTCTTAGGTTTTTCAGGATACTCATCATTCTCATCATCTTGTTCAAAATCCTCATCGTGATCAGTAGGTTCAATGTTCTTTGAAGAAAAACGTTTCTCTACTTTATTCGTCGAAGATGATACATTAGGAATCATAGGTCTGTCAGAATCAGTCTCAGGAGCTAAATCCAATGAAGGATCAACTTCTTCTATTTTACTAGAATCAGCTTTAATATCTGAAAATTTCTTAAAGCTTACTATTTTTTTACTATCTGCCATGTTTTAATTACTTTTTTATTGTTTATTATATATTATATATTAGAAATGGTTTTCTTTATTTTTCAATATTATTTATACCAATCTTTATCCACCATATAATTTTTGAAGTTTTTGATAACATTCATTCTATCAAATAATGATGCAGCTAAAGGTTGTAGTCTTGTTAAGAACCCATTCATCATATTATTCTCATACATATAAGGAGAAAGGTTTCTACTTAATATAGTTTTCTCATAATCAACGAAATCATTATCATTATCATGTCTATGTTTCATATAGTAAAGTTCCGGCAACTGTCTGTCTCTATATAACATTATGTATTAGGTCTATTTTTTGAATCAACTGTTCCTTTCTTAATAATGTTTACTGAACGTAATCCATTACCATCAACAGAATCAGAATAATAAACACCATTTCTATCATAGAAACCACCTCTTATTACAGGAATTTCATTTGGTTCAAAAATAATGTCTCCTAAGACAGGATCTAAACCTTGTACACTATAAGGGTTGTAACCAGGTACTAAAGTCGCGGTAGAGATGTCTGTGTTGAAACTAGAAGCATATTTATTTACTTTGTTAGCGGCTATTACCATATTCTCATTATGGTAATCTTCATTCTTTTTAGATACAAATTGTATATCAACAGAGTGAATATCTGTAATTGTAGATAACTCTCTAATAATATCTAATTTAGGAACTCTATCAATTCTTGATAAGTCTAAAAAGTATTCAGATATTTTGTTTAATATTTGTGTATTAACTGAATCATCTGTTACATCAGAATATGATATAACAAATATGTTCATGATATAATATGATATAACTGGAGAAACAACTTTATACTTTCTTGTTAGTTGAATATTACCACCTGTTCTTAAATACTTATCTATTTTAGACTTCTCATAGTTATCTAAAATAAATGCTGCCATATCAATTGAGAAATAATCTGCATTTTGATTTTTAAATAATCTAATGTTTGGTGTTGCAACTATGAATATAGTTCCTGATCTTTCATAAGCATTAACATGTGAAAATACTCCAAGTCTCTTAATTGCATAAGCATATTGTTGAGGTAGAGCTAATACAAAATTATTTGAAGATATTGGTAAAATATTCTTAGTAAATAATAAACTTTCTTTATCAGCACCAAAATTTATATCTGTATAAATTTCTATATTAAATACCTTATCAACATTGATTGCTTGACCATCAGCACTTAACATATCATCAATAAATTTAAAATCATTAGAAGTTCTTCTAAATATATTTCCTAATTGACCATCTGTAATTAAGTATCTTACTTCTATAATAGAACCAATTGTAGGAATTGATCCAAATCCTTCATTACCAAATACAATGTCAATACCACCATCAAATCCAGTTCTAACAACACAAGCTGTTTCACCTGGTAACATTTCAAAAATGTGATTCTTAGTTGGCCAAAAGTCACCATTAACTAAAACTTGTACATTAAAGTTCTCAACATCTTTACGACCTATTTCTTTTACTGAAAGAGTTTGTAAAGCAGCCCCATCACCAGTATAGATCTTACTTTGCCATTTACCTTGAATAATTGGCACAAAGAATTGATAGTTAGGAGTTATCTTATGTGTAATAACATCAGTTCCTAAGTTTAATGAATAATCTAATCCATTAGTCTTATTTTTAATATTTGCTTTATTACTCAATGTTATTCTAGCACCTGGGATATCAGCTTCAATGTCAGCAGAAGACTTTAAAACAAACTTTAAAGTACCAGTTGCTGATATACCTCTACCCGGATTATGTCCAGCATATATAGCAGCATTTCTAATAACTCTCTCGTTATTAGAATTAACTTGACTTAAATCAAATTGATTTATTGCATTTTTTAAATAAAGTAATGATAACTGATGTAAGTTTTCTAGAACTAATAAGATTTGCCCATACGGACTTGCCGCAGTAAAAAGTATATTAGCTTTATTATATTCTTCTTTTAAAAAACGTTCTATCTCAGACTTAATATTTGTAAATGATATAGAGGTAAAATTTGACATTTTATTAGTTATTTATTTTGTTAAGATAATCAGAATCAAATCTATTTTTCTCTAAAACTTCTTGAATATCTAAAGAAAACATTTCAAGTTTTGATGTTCTTTCAACTAGATCAGAACTCTCATTTAATGGGTTTGAAAAGTAAGACCATTCAAATACATTTTTCTCTGCCTCAGTTTTTCTAAGAATAACTTTAACTTCTTTATTTCCTTCTAAAATTGATAACTCAAAGTAGTTACCTAATTTTAAATCAGACTTCTCTGTGATAGTTACTTCTTCAAATTTATTCTGAAGATCGAAGTGAACTTTGTTTATATTTTGTCTTAAACTCATAATGATTATTTAATTTTTATTATATATTAAATTATTTTATCCACTAACTAAAAAACGAATAAAATAAAGGTATTTTAATTTTTTACTTTTCAAATTTTATATATAAAAAGACAAAATAATCATATTAGATGAACTACACAGACTTAGTACCACTTGTTGAAAAACATGGGTTAAAAGGAATTTTAACTTCTGCCGTTTTATTTGGTATTTATACACTAATTAAAAGTAATTGGTTTGGAAATTTTATGGGTAAAATTTCCGATTGGTTTATTGATAAATTCATGTCAAATAAAGTTAAAGAGGTTGAATCATCTGTTAGAAAAATAAACATTTCTGATATAGATAATCATGACGTATTTAACTATATTGACTTCTGGACTTATTCAAAAGTTCCAACATTTCAATTCTCAACAGAATATAGAACTGTGGTATTTAGAAAATACTTAACAATCTATCTTAAAAACTACAAGAGAAACATTGAGAAGTTCGTAGCAGGTAAAACATACGAAACAATGGATGAACCACAAATACTTAAATCTTTTCTTAATCTAATAAATCAAACAGTTTATGATTATGAAAGAGAGATGGTTGAAGTTAGTATACCAGCAGTTATTATAGAGAAAATGAAAATTAAAAATAATGATAATATTCTTTTAACTATTGACTTAGTTGAAGGTATATGTTCATCTCAATTTTATGATAGTGATAAAAACTTATTGAAGGTTTATTCTATACTAAATATTATTATGTCAGTATTAGAAAACACGATAAATAGTTCAGAAAGTATTTGTAATAGTATTAATGGCGCTTTACACGGTCTTACATATGAAGGAAAAACTGAACCATAATAATAAAAAAGAGAGCAATTGCTCTCTTTTTTTAATCTATTAGTGAATAAACATCATCTGCTCCAAAGTCTGGATCTGTTATTCCTAAATCATAATCAAAACTTTGTTTAAAATCTTCTTCATCTGCATCTAATCTTCGTTGTATTGAATCATTTTTATCTTTTCTATTATGTAGTCGTTTCTCTCTTGTTTCTCTGTCTATGTTCAAATAAACAACACAACAACCTTTTCTTAATTCTGCAGGTAAATCTCTAAATTCACCAGGTGTCATAATAAAAATATCCGAATTGTGAAACTCTTCAAGTGTAATACCGTAGTACCAAGTTTGAGGCTCTGAATTTTCAGGAGTTACTTCAAATTTTTGACAAGATAAAAACTTGTCTTCATTTATTGTTTGTAAAAATAATTGTTCATTTACAAAATTATAATTTACTCCTTGTTTTTCAAATTTTCTTATAGGTCTTGTAGTCCATTTTAAGCAAGGTTTCATACCTTTCTCTGCTAATTTTCTCATTAAATAATCTTTTCCTTAACCCGACCCCGAAGGGCCGATAATTATTACTTTTTCTGTTTTAAACATTCTTATGAATTATTTTTTTTATTTATACAAATTATTTTGCAATTTGTTTATATTTCCATATATAACCTCCTGCGATCAGTATCTACCGTGAATCCATCATCTAATAGATTTACAAATAAAGTTTCTGCGAATTCTTCTATATCTTGTTCTTCGATAGATTGTTGTTCCCATCTATCGTGTATATGTATGTCTTCAAATAACTTAATATACTTCATTACTTCTTAATAGTATTTATTTCATCTTTAGTGAAGTTATCAAAGTTCATAACTTTTTTCTCGCCTTCTTGTCTTTGAAAATCCTTTCTCTTAGCCAAAGCTTGTTTTAAAGCTTTAATGTCAAGTTTTTTCTCTCTTGACTTTTTACCGGTTCTAGGTCCGTGGTCTTTACTCATCACAGGAATTCTTTGCATCATTCTGTCAGCACCACCTGGGTTATAAGGTGCATTAATATAACTTTTATCATCTCCACCACCAGAAGCCCATTTAGGACCAAGTGGAGTTCTACCTAAATCAACTGGGTTACCAGTCATTCCACCGCCTCCACCAACAACGGGACCACCCGTTGCGGATGTAGATTCAAATATTTTATCTTCAATTGATTTAATTGATTCTAAAACTTCAAACCATAATGGTTCCTCAATCATTGATTCTTTAATCAAACGACTTTTAATTTGGTACAATTCTATTAAAGATAAATTTTCCATAAACTATATATAAATATTTTCAAATCAAAAGATAACTTTAGAATATATAGTTTATGAATCGTTTACAATACTTACAAACTAAAAAGTTATTTAAAGAATTAGACTATATAGAATCTGATTTTGAGTATCGAAACGAAATAATCAGTGAGGCTGATTCCGATTTTATTACACAAGTAAACAACTTCTTAGAAGAACATCCACAACTTAAAGAAATATATGATGAAAAGATAGATAATCATATTCAACAAAGTATTCTTAGAAATACTGAAGAAGTTATTGAATTATTTGAAGAAGAAGAACTAGAGATGGATCAAGTGATTACTTACGAAGACCCTAAACTACCTAAAGTTAAAAAACTTTATCGTGAGATTGTTAAGCTAACACATCCAGATAAAGTTAGTATGAAAAGTTTAAATGATTTATACTTAATGGCAACAAAGTATTATGATAATAATGATAAGATTGGTATCTACAAAGTTTGTACTGAATTAGAAATCGACTATGACTTAGATGACGATGACAATCAAATAATTGAATCCAAGATTGAAGATCTTAAAAGAAGAATACAATTCTTAGAGAGTACATTTACTTGGCAATGGATCAATACTAAAGGTGAAAAAGAGAAAACTGAAATGCTTCTTAATTTTATTAAATTAAGATTACAATAATTATTCAAATATAGTTTTTAAAACTGCAGCCTTTGTGCCTAAATAGGAACTACCTAATGCAAAGTATTCTATACCTCCTGTAAAAAATTGTCCGGGTGTACCACTTAAATTCCAAGCAAAAAGTGTTAATTGCACTGAACTTAATGTTGTTGATGCATATGTAGTAGATGTACTAAATGTTCCATTTACATAATAACTATGAGTAAGTCCATTTTTAGAGTGTACAATATGTGAATTATTATCAAATACAATTAAACCACTACCTGATGAACCACACAAGTTTGCACTATCTAAAAGGCCTGTCCCATTGTTTTTTCTAAAATTAAAGTTATTTCCTGAACCATTTCTAGTTCCCGCAACAACACCTAATACTTCATCATATGTTTTAAAGAAAATACCCATATCATCTATTAGTGCATTACTTGCATTTACTGATGGAATATAATTTGTAAAAAAATAAGTTGAGTTTGTACCTTTAAATCCTTTATCTGGTTCAAAAGTAGGCATAAGTAAAGTACTTTGTGTTGCATTATAAACACCTGGATTTACCCAATTTATTTTACAAAAGTCTTCTAATCCAGATTGTTGTTTGAAATTATATAATATATCTAATTCAGTAAAAATACCTTCAGACTTCAATTGTTTAATCTTCTTATTATTTAAGAAATTTTGATTTCTTTTCGGTGTAGTATAACCATTACTTATAGCATATTGTAATATGGCCTCATACTCAGGCTCATAATTAATAATTGCACCAAACTCGTAATATATATTATTAAACATAATTAAGCATTATTTATTCTTAAATAATCAGTTGTACCATAACTCAATAAAGTTGCAGTAGAACCAGCTACACCATTTAGTACTGCCGTACCATCAACTTGAACTAATGTTCTACCTGAACCTTGTACAAACGTAACACTTGCTGTACCATGTTTTAAATATGTTGAACTGAAACCTGTAGCACCATTCACGGTTAAATTGATACTATATGTTCCATTATCTATAATAATACATCTACCTCGTTGGCTTAGTCCATTTATATCTAATGTGTCAGTTGTTATATTTGATGATGTTGCTATTACACCTAATGCAAATGATGCAGTCCAAGAAGCAACACCATTAGTATCAGATGTAAGAATATATCCATTTCCTTGTGTTCCATCTGCTAATCTAAGAGCACCTGATTGTGTTGCATAAATATGTAGTTTAGTAGATGGTCCAGTTAAACCAATTCCAACATTACCTTTAACAATTGTTTTAGTTATACTATCATTACCTAAAGTAAAAGAATTAGAACCATTACCAGTGGCACCATGTCCAATAACGACTTGATTAGTTTGATTACTTAGTTGTGGTTTTGTATCATAACCTATAAAAATAGAATTGTTTGAACTTGTTGCCAACACTCCAGTTGTACTGAAATAACCTGCTTGATTACCGATTGCAATATTATAAGATCCCGAAATATTTGCTTGTAATGCACCATAACCAAGTGCAGTATTATAAGTACCAGTTGTATTAACATTTAATGCACCCGCACCTAAACCAACATTCTGACCACCAGTTGTATTAGACCATAATGCTTGATGACCAACTGCAGTATTACCACTACCAGTTGTATTAGACCATAAAGAAATTCTACCAATTGCTGTATTTTGACTACCACTATAGCTTGAATATAATGCTTGACTACCAACTGCAGTATTATTATCTCCATTATAATTTGTATATAATGATTGATAACCAAGTGCCACATTATTATCCACTTCATTTGAATATAATGCTTGATGACCTATTGCCACATTATATTTACCACTCTCATTTATATATAAGGCACTTGAACCTATTGCCACATTAAATCTACCTGGTCTAGCAAAATTATCTTCTTCATTAAAATATAGAGCTCTATAACCTATTGCCACATTATCATAACCAGTTGTATTATTATATAATGCTTGATAACCTATTGCCACACTATTAGTACCAGTTGTATTATTACGCAATGATTGAAATCCAAGTGTAGTATTATTAAAACCTGTTGTATTTGAATACAATGATTGATAACCAAGTGCAGTATTATTATCACCTGTTGTATTTGAATACAATGATCGATAACCAATTGCAGTATTATATAATGATGCGGTTGTAGTTAATAATGCTTGATAACCAATTGCAGTATTATTTAATGATGCAGTTCCATTTAATAATGCTTGATAACCATATATAGTATTACTTGAACCTCTAGCCTCATTATAAACGCTACCATTTTGATCAACTACTAATGAAGTAACTAAACTTGAACTAGTAGTTGCTCTTGTTGAAAATTTAATTCCACCACCAGTAACTATACCATTCCAAGTAGTTGCATAACCAGATATAATTGCATATCTATGTTGAGTATTATAAGCATTTACACCACCACCTGATGTATCTGCTGAAAATGCTAATTCACTAACCTGCCCAGGTGTTCCAGTTAATTGTCCATTATATAAGTCTAACATAACATTACTACCTATTGTAGTTGATGCAGTATTTGATTGTATAAATAACTCAGTACCACTCATTGATAGTGATGTACCTATACTAACAGCACCATTATTATTAATTTCAAATATACTTTGACTATTACTCCAAGTTGCACCTATACCAACAACTCTCATAATACTTGCTGTAGTACCTTTAACAAATAATGTACTTCGTTGACTTGGAGAAAATACATTATATCCTGCAAATTGGTAAGTTGAACCAACAAATAAATTACCAATAGTACCCATTATATTTTGAAACTCTATTGTATTTCCCCATAAGTTTGTTATTTGATAACCTGTAAATTTCCATCCATATCTAAACAATGTATCTGTACCTATAACAATTTCATTGTCACCAGGTGGATATATAGCAGTTTTACTTCCAAAAGTAATAGAACCAGGTGGTAACGGAACGGTAGGAGAAAATGTTGCACCTATTATTTTTGTATCACCTCTAAAAACAGAATCTCCAGCTTCATTTACATGGAATGAAGTAGTACCACCTGATGATGAAACTACAAATCTACTATTACTGGCAGTTCCTGTTCCTATATTTATTGAACCCGCAGTATAAATTTCTCCTACCTTATTAAGAGTAAAATTTACATTAGATCCACTCATACCAACAATTAATCTAGCTGATCCAGAAGATGCTATAGATACTGCATCACCTGAACCACCTGCTGTTATATCTAATACTCTACCACTACTAGATGCACCAGAAGCTATCCATACTGCTCTACCTGTAGAAGAAGTATCAAAATATGCACCTATACCAGTTCCTTGATTTTGAGAATAAAAATTAGTACCACTACTTAAAGCTCCAACACCTCCAAAAATTCCTTGTCCATTTCCAGTATCAAGTATAATTTTAGTAGTAGCAGATCCTGTAAATGTTTTAATTCCATCAATATTTTCATTCCCAGTCTTATGAACTACATTTGAATCCGTTGCATAAATTGATGTGGTCCAAGTAGCAACACCATTTGCATCTGATGTAAGAATATATCCATTTCCTTGTGTACCATCTGCTATTACAACACTCCCTTTTAAATATGTTCTAGTTACAAAGTTATTACCAAGTGTAACAGTATTTGAACCATTACCAGTTGCACCATGTCCGATAACTATTTCATTTGTATTACTTGCTGCAGAAGGACATGTAAAATAACCTATAAAAATAGAACTATTTGAGTTTGCTGCACCAGTTCCTGTATTTATATCTCCTGTTCCTGATATAATAGTACCTGATTGTACACCAAGTGATATATTATAATATCCAGTTGTATTCTTTCCTAATGCATAATTTCCAATTGCAGTATTTAGATATCCAGTTGTGTTAAAAATTAATGCATTATTACCAACTGCTACATTATTATATCCAGTTGTGTTATTGTGTAATGACAGCGCACCAACCGACACATTACCACTAGCAGTTGTATTATAATATAATGCACCATATCCAACTGCCGTATTAAGAATACCACTTGTACATGAATATAATGCCCTAGTACCTATTGCTACACATCCTTGACCACCAAATGGTATTAAACTACTTGTTGCAGAATTTAATGCCTGAAAACCAAACTTAGTATTACCATTAATACTATCGTTAAAAATATTTCCACTCTCATCAACAACTAATGATACAGTACCTGTAGAAGATGAAACAGTAAATCTACCATCAACAGGTACTGACAATGGACCATAAGTATAAGTAGATACACTACCTGTTCCAATATTTAATGAACCAGTTCTGTAAATTGCAGATGTTGAATTAGTTGCAGATACTGTACCTCCTAAATTATAAAATATAGAAACTGATACTGATGAAGTCCAAGAAGCAACACCATTTGCATTTGATATAAGAATTTTACCAGGACCTTGTGTACCATCTTCCAACCTAAAAGCACCTGATTGAGTTGAGTAAACATGAAGTTTTGTAGAAGGAGATTCTGTACCAATACCAATATTACCTTTAAGTATTGTTTTAATTATATCATTATTACCTAAAGTAACTGAGTTTGAACCATTACCAGTTGCACCATGCCCAATAACTATTTGATTAGTTTGATTACTTAATTGAGGTTTTGTATTAGAACCTATAAAAATAGAATTATATGAACTTGTTGCAGTATTAGTTCCAAGACTAGTTGTTAGTACACAAGCAGATTCACCAATTGCAATATTATAATCACCCATAATGTTATTAAACAATGATTGATAACCAATTACCGTATTATAAGAACCAGTCGTATGATGTGCTGAATACATACCAATTGCAGTATTATTAGCACCAGTTGTATTTGAATATAATGATTGCGCACCAAGAGCAATATTAGAAATCCCAGTTGTATTTGAATACAATGATTGATAACTAATTGCTATATTATTAGCACCAGTTGTATTTGAATATAATGACTGAGGCCCGAGAGTAGTATTAAAAGTACCATCTTTATTTGAATATAATGAATTGTAACCAATTGAAGTATTATAAGCACCAGTTGTATTTGAATATAATGAATTGTTACCAATTGCAGTATTATATTGATTAGTAGTATCTGTAAGATAAATTATAATCTGAACTTGATAACCAGATCCACCTGGTATAGTAGCAGTCAGTATTGTTGAATAACCATCATCAACCCAACCAGAACCAATTGATAATACTTCTTGTATAATAGCAAAACCACCAGAAACATCCACAAATATAACAGGATATTCTGTTAATGGTGAACCACTATATAGGGATGTTGTAACACTATAAGTACCATCAGTATATCCAGAACCATTATCAAGGTCATAAAAAAATGATAGATTTGGAACAAATCCACCTAGATTAGTTAGGCTATTATAACCAAGCTTTAAACTAGTTAAATCACCATTATAAATATTACCACTCTCATCAACAACTAATGAATTTGTACCACCAGAAGATGAAACAACAAATCTACTATTACTGGCAGTTCCTGTTCCTATATTTATTGAACCAGTTCTATAAATTGCAGTTGTTGAATTAGTTGCAGATACCGTACCACCTATATTATAAAATATATCTTGTAAAGTAGAACCAGTCGCACCTGAAACTCCCGGTGTTCCTGTAGCACCCTGTGGTCCAACATCACCTTTTAATGAAATTATATCCCAACAAGCTGTATTAGTATCAGGTGATAATGTTTCTGTACCAACCGTATTAGCTATACAAACATAAGAAGAACCATTATAATAAACAGCATCACGAACATCATAAACATTTATTATCCAATCACCTATCCAATTTATTCCAATAGGACCTTGAGAACCTTGAAGACCTTGTGAACCAGTACCACCTTGTGAACCTGGAGAACCTTGTGCCGCCAATAAAGCCCAATGTGTAGTATCGACATCAGGACCAGGATTACTTGGTGATCCAGTAATTGGAGATATACACCACCAAGAAGCCGAAGCATATCCTACTGCATAGTTTAGAGGATAACTTTGAGTTGCTACCCAAGCACCTGACCAAGTTAAACCAGCTGGACCCACAGGACCTGGAGGACCTTGTGGACCACCTGCACCAGAACCAACTAAGGTAACAACACCTAAATGATCTTTTTGTTTTAAAACACCATCTAAATCATATGCAACAATATAAGCACCAACCTCTAAAGGTGGATCAATTGCAAACATATCTACTCTATATCCGAAACTAATTAATGCCATATTATAATATATTTACTTTTATGTTTCTTTCCGCTAAGAAATCTTGTAACTCTTCTTTTCTAAATACTCTTTTATAAATGTCATTTTCTTTTTCAACATTTTGTAATACCCACTCATTTCCATTCGCAGTAACATAGATAAAATTTTCATCACTATCTATTAACTCAATAGTTCTTGAAGATAACTTATCATAAAACTTCTTAACATCATCATTTACCTTATAAAGCTTTACGTCATCCCACTTCTCTAAAGTTTCTTGCCAAGATTGAAATAATAAATACTCTGGGTTTTCTAATTCATTTCTATTGATACCATAAATAAACATAAACTTACAAGGTTTATTTATGAAGGTGGAGTAATCATCTGAATGTTGCAAAACTGATTTCTTCAGTGCAATTGAAGATAAAGAGTTAATAAACTCAACGTGATCTTCTAAAAAGTCTAAATCTAATTTATCTTTATATTCTTCTACTGGTAAATTAAAAGTTTCATATATATCAACTTCTTCAGCAGCAATTGAACTAAGAAGTGCATCATGCCAAATTGTTAATGATTCTAATAGTTCAACCATATTTTGAAACATTAAATCTACCATAATAGATTCTTTGTATGTTGTGTATTTTTTTAAGTATTTCATATTATATTTCTCTTACAATTTTTGGCAACTTAACAAATGAGTTTCCAGATACTTTAACTTCTTCTATCTTACTTATAATAATGTCACCAGAATTCAAAACAAATTCATTAAACTTCATCTCATCAATATCTGCATTAGAAATTTCTAATGTATAAACATATCCAATAACATCCGATTGTTGTCCAACAAACTTATTCTTTTTAGTAACTTCATCATATTTCATTGATACAGAAAAATGAATGGCATTTAATTTGGATTTCGTAATCCATAAAGGTAAATTTAGATCTTTAGCATCTCTAGTTAAAAAATATGATCCATGATAAAAAGTTCCGTCTGTAACTTTTGATTTCTTTATATAATTTTTTAAATGTTTCATTTATTTTTTTTGAATAATAAATTTTAATATATATATAAAAAAATTAACACGAATAAATGAAAGTGTGTTCAAAATGTAAAGTTTCAAAAGAACTTAGTGATTTTCATAAATGTTCCAACTCTAAAGATGGATCTAGGTCATCTTGTAAGGAATGTTGTAAAAAATTTTCAATAGAAAATAAAGAAAGAATATCTATACAAAAAAAAGAATATTATTTAAAAAACAAAGAATATATAGATAATAGAAATAAAACTTATAATAATAAAAACAAAGAAATCACAAATAAAAGATCTAAAGATTATAATGATAATAATAAGGAAAAACTTATAGAATATAGAAAGGAATATTATTCTTTAAATAAAGAAAAAATTGATTTAAAAAATAAAAATTACTACTTAGACAACAAAGATTCAATCATAAAGAAACAATATACTTATGTTAAGAGTAAAAAAGAGACATCTGATTTATTTAGATTGAGTTTTAATATTAGATTAATGATACATAAATCATTTAAAAATAGTGGGTATAGTAAAAAATCAAAAACATATGAAATATTAGGATGTTCATTCGAAGAGTTCAAACTTCATTTAGAATCTAAATTTAAAGACTGGATGAATTGGGAGAATAAAGGATTATATAATGGTGAATTAAATTATGGTTGGGATATTGATCATATCATACCATTATCAAGTGTAACAACAGAGGAAGATATAATTAAGTTAAATCACTATACTAACTTACAACCACTTTGTAGTAAAATAAACAGAGATATTAAAAAAGATAAATTAGATTATGAAATGGCTTAAAAAATATTACTTATTTAAAGAATCTAAAGAAAATACAACCGTTAAAAATGTTGTAAGAGATATTTGTGTTTCTATGCTATTAATCAATAATGAATTTTTAGACTCAATTTTAGATAGAGGATTAAAGGCACGATATAGTGAAAATTCAAATATATTCTTAACAGACCTAAAAAATTTATTATTAGCAAAAAATAGATTAAAACTAGGTAAGTTTGTAGATGGTAAGTGTGTTGAAGATGATGATACAAGTAAAATAAATAGTACTTTTGAATCTCTAACTTTTGATATAGAAAAAGATTGGAAGATACTTATAGATTCAAGAACAATATCAAGAAGTATCATTGATAAACTTTTACCAGATACAAAGTTAACATCAGAAGAGATCTCAAATGTATATTGGAATTTAAGTAAAGATGATGACCACGAGGAAGATCTTATTATTGAATTAGATAATGGTAATCAATACTCTTTCTTTTTAAATAAAAACTTATCCTCTCAAAAAACTGCTTCGTTCAATACATTTGCAGAAGAATTGATTGGACAAGATTTAGATTTACTATTTAAACAAGAATACTTACCTAAATGGGATAAATTAACTCAAGAGTGGGTTAGAATATTATATGAGAATGCAAATAAAAACATTCAATTACACATTGAAAAGTTTATTGATTCTAAAAGAATTGAAAGTTTAGGTTACTTTGAGTACTTTGATTTAAGACATTCAGATCATAAATACAAACACTTAGGAGAATTCATTAAAGATTTCAATAAAAACATTCTTAAATTTCCTGATTTGATGTCAGAAATATGGAAGAATAGAGATAATTGTTTTATGGATCCAGAAAGAGTTTATCAAGAATGGTCTGAGGTTAAAATAGTTATATTAAATTCTAAAATCTTAGAAAACTTATTTACAACATCATTAAAATCTAATTTTGTAGATGACATTAAAAAGTTAGATGACGGATTCAAATCAGCTGAAGGTGCAGTTAAAATGAAATTATTTAAAGTACTTATTGATAAGATGGGTTGTACTGAAAGACCAGTTTATTATTTAAGTGGTAATGGTAATATATTCAACTATTTACCAGAGAGAGATTTCTTCCGTACAAATTATGATGATTTAAAGATTAAGTTTGATTATCACGTAAACTTTACGGTTAGTGAAGAAGAAGAGAATAATGATTTTAAAGTTAAAATGATTTTAGGATTAGATGATAAAAAATTATTAGAGATGACAATCGTAGTTAAGTTTAGTCACGAGATGTCGGGTAGATTAACTGCTAAATATAAGTTTGATCTATCAAGTAGATTTAACTATATGATTTCAACAAAGAAAACAGAAGGATTAGAAGATTAAAAAAAAGAGAACATTAGTTCTCTTTTTTATTTTACATATTTTTCACACGCTAAAGTTACTATACGTGACATTCTTTTTTTATACTTTTGTATTCTTCTACTTATATCTTTTTCAAAGAATTTTATTACTTTTTCTATTTCTAACTTTTCTCTATCAGTAAATAACTTAAACCTAATTTTTATATTTTTCTTTATGTCTGCTGCCAAGTAACTAAGAAAATCTAAATAAGGATTTTTAAAAGTTTTTCTTGAATGTTCTGAAATAATATAATTAAATACAACTCTTAACTCATCTTTATCAACAAACTTATCAAAGGTGAAATTATAGTCACTCGCCACGGTATACCAACTAAATGTAGTATCGTCACTCCATTTTTTATAATCAAAAAATAGTTCTCTTATTTCAGTTGTAGTAAATTCCTTATTCTGTTTTGATAGAAATAAATCAAATTCTTTATAAAATGATGTGTATTTAGATTGAAATTCATTCTCATCATAGATATAAAAAATATGTTCCAATAATCCTAGAGTTCTTTTACTAACTTTTTTCTCATCACTATTAGATATAGATCTCTCCATTCTATTATAGATATTCTTAGTTTTACCTTTCTTTCTTAAATAATAATCTAAATGTTTAACCTCATGTAATAATGTAGATTCATCTTCTCTATCTTTTAAATATATCTCTAAATCACCTATGTAGGTAGGAGATCCTGTAAAAAAACCTTCTGAACTTATCTTTGAGTCAATAACTAATTTGAAAAAGTAACTACCTAAATCACATTGATAAAGTAATTTAAAAACTTTAGAAATAGGTCTTTCTCTAATAATTTTCATATAACCTTCGACTTGTTGTTCCATGTCTTGAGATATACCTAATCGTTCATCAAATCTTTTTAAATACTTCATAACTTATATATTATTTTAGGAATACCTTTTCTTTGAATATATAGTTTATGTCATTATCACCATTATATCCATATTACGGACCGTTGGGTTCAGGTAACTACAATGTATCATTAGCTTTCTTTGGACCTCTTAGTGAAGCATCTAAATCAATTGGACTAAACTCTTCAACAGGTTTAGTACTACCAAACACAGATTATATACAAAAGTTTGCAGAGGGAGATTTAGGAATCAGTGATTCCTTTATCAAGAATATGTTATTCAAAAATATGAATAGTCCTCTTGCTTCTAAAAATGAAGAAATATTTAAACAATTTGCTAAACAAAATAAAATTGATGTTTCCGATATAAGTAAATTCAAAAAAGGTAATAAGTTTGTAATACCAAAAGATCAAATTAAAATACCGGATGAGTTTAGTATGACCGGTTTCAAAGCTTTTGAGAAAACTACTTTACAATCTATCTTTGAAACACAAAAACCATTTATGGAAATTGTTGGTGTTGCTATTGGTTCAGTTGCCAAAGCAGAAGATGTTATTGCAAGAGTAATGCCTTTCTTTGGTGATCCTTTAACGGTTAAGTCAAGAAAACCTAAAGGTAATTCAGGTTCTGGTAAAGCAAGACCTAAAGCAATTGGGTATAAAGGTGCGGCAGAGACAAAAGAAAAGTTACAGAAACTTAATTCAATTCAAGCAAGTACGGTTAAAAAAGATACTTCAAAGATTGGTGGTACAAGTTCAAATCCTAATAATGTTACGTTAAATATAACTAATCAAAATGTAAATACAAGTGGATTTACTAGTCAAAATTGGAAAGTTATTTCTACCGTTTACTCAACAGGAACATTTGAACCTAATGTTGATTATACTTATACTTATATAAACTTACCAGCAGATGAACCATTACCAGAAGTTGATCCAGTACAAATAGAAGATACTGATCCTTATGATAATTATAAACCAAAGTCAATGATTTTTGGTATTTATAATTCTAAAGGAGAACCTGTTGATCCTAGTGAATACTTAAAAACTATTGGTTTGAAAGGTAATGATAGAACAGAAGAAGTGACTCCGTTCAAAAGAGCGGATTGGATTTTAAGATCACCAAAGTGGAAACTACCACAAGGAGTAATAGAATGGCCAAATTTTGGAACACCTAATTATGTTTGGGAAGCACAATTATTTGGTAGATACACTACAAGAGTAAGTAAGAAAAAACCAGGACCAGATTTTTCAATTAAAAAGTATAAAAGAGGTGAAAAAAATATTTTAACTGGTAACCCTGCAATACCGAAAGATCCGGTAATACAAAGTTTTGATGCAATTGAATCTGAAAGTCATAAAAAATACTATAATGATTTAATTGACATTGGATTAAATGGTACTGATTTATCAAAAGAAGAAAAGGTACAAACAAATAAAGATATAAATGAACGTTTAGATATAAAACCTCAAATAGAGTTATCCTTTTTATACGGACATAGTAGAGCTTCAATTTATAAGAAAGTAAATAATAAAATTCCTTTCCCTGAAGAGATGAAGAAGTCTTATAAACCCTACCAAATATTTGTGCCAGAGGCCGCTAAAGATGAAAGTTTAGTTAAACTAGCAAATCAAAGAGGTGAAAAAGCAGGTATGATTTGGGTAGATCCAGAAGCTGATTACGATATGAAAGTTATTCGTATTGATCCTGTTACTTCTATTGAATACTTAGATGCAGTAGGAGCACCTGAAGTAAGAACGAGTATTAGAAAGTTTGTTAAGAATAGAACTAAATTTTCTTTTTCTAATAGTGCTACTTTTAGTTTAAGTATATCAAAAAATGGTGCAGATACTCAGACATTTGAAAATATAGGTGATTACACATTTGAGAATTGGAACTATGAGAATAATACAATTAAGAATACTAATACATTTAATATAAGTGTTTGGTCCGATTTAGCACCCGCTAAATTTACTAGAAATTATTACCAATGGACAGTTGATAGACCACCAAAAAAGATATTTGGGATTGATGGAACGTCAACATCACAAACACAACCACCTGACATATATAGTATTACTAAAAGAAATGGTGTTTGGTATTACTCATCAACCGCAAATAATTATATTAGAAATGGTATAAACTTTTTAGGTGATACAAAAGCAGCAGTTTATTCAGAGGATGGTATAATTAAAAGATGGTATTACATTTATGATGAAAGATTTAGAGGACCTAACACTGGTATAAATCTACCACCATTTGGTATAGAAAGAAATATTATCATAAATTATGAAAAAGATACTATTGATTTTAAAGATAAAACAATACCTATTTGGGGATTAAAGATTGATGACAGATTTAGTAATTCTAAAATTATTGATCCAACTCAAGTTACTAATAACTTTTTAACAACATCCGATTTATTTATTAAAGAAGATTGGTATGGACACGGTGCACCTGATGATCCACAAACATTAGGTATAATAAAAAGATATGCTTTAACTGACTTAGATGAGGAATCATACTACATTGTTGAAGGTGTATTAAAAGTAGATAACGAATTTGAAACCGATGACAATGGTAAAAGATTAAACAATGGTCGTGGTAAAGGTGGCGGTGGTGGTTGGTACAGACTACCTCACGCGATTGGAGCTATTGGGGTATTTATTAGATTACTTATTGATATAGGAGTTAAATTACTTCCTAAGATTAGTAAACTGATGACACTCTTTCAAAATCCAGCAAAGTTTGTAACAGATATAATGTCTGAAAAACTAAGTAAGAACTTTGAATTTTTAACACCGGATGCCATATCAACATTTCAAAAAGCAGGACAATTGAAGAGTCAAATATCTGGACAATTTAGTGGAATAGAAGATATAAATAAAAAGATTGATTCAATTCGAGTTGATGCTAGTAGAACTGCCGGTAAAATTTTAGGAGAATCTTCCAATAAAAGTTATTTAGAGTTTACACAAGCACAAAAAATGGCAACAGACGTTCAAAAGAAAGCAGAAGAAAATGTTAAAAGTTTACAACAAGTGGTAGATAAAAAGAAAGAACTAGCGAATAAACTAACAAACTTTTATAAGAATTCAATACTAGCCAACTATGCTTATTTAGATGAAAGTAATCTTTCTACTATATTTACATTAGATGGTGCCGCAACAATTCCGTTAAATGTATTAGGTAAGAAATTAAACTTTGGTATGGCAATGAATATGGCTGATGTTCCTAATAAACCACCATTGAAGTTAATCTTTCCGGATACAAAAGGTATTTTTAAAAATGTTCGATATTTAATGGATAATGCAAAACCAACTGCTAAGAATACTAATCAACCATTTAATACCGTTAAAACGCAAGAGATAACGAGTTTAAAAACACCGGTACAAAGTCAGTTATCTGCTTTAGATAAACAACCACCATTCAAGAATCAAACAATTAATCCTAATGAAGATGTGGATAAAGTTCAAATAAAATTTGAAGATGGTTCAGTAACATATATACCTAAAGATTCTGTACAAACATTTGTTTTAACAAATCAAAATAAGTACAATTTTATTTACGTTACTGAGGAATTAAATACAACTCTTGCTGATGTAGATGTTTTATTACAAAGTGGTACACAAGAAGATTTAGATAAAGCTAGTGAGAAGTTAGATGAAGCTAAGAAAAACTTTCCTAATGATTCGGTAATTGATGATAAAAAGAAAGAGTTAAGTGAAAAGAACAATGATCTTGCTAAAAATATACAACCTTTATTAAAAACAATTTTAGGTATAACAACCTTTCCTATTAAGGTAGTCGCAGATATAATAAAGTGGATGTTTGACTTCTTTAAGAGTTTGACAAATCCAATGACATTAGCTAGTAAAATGAAAGAGTTCTTATCTTTCCAATGGATTCTTAAATTTTTTACACCAACTGGTATCTTAGATATATTTGGAGTGAAGTTTAACCCGCTTACTTTAATACCTTATGCAGCAATTGCTGCATCTGCCAAAGGTAAGTTTAATGTTGGGAAACCACCAGTTGCAGATTTAAGTAAGTATATTAGTCTTAATATGATTCCAAAATTACCAAATTATACACCAGATCAATATAAAGATTTATTGAAGGGTGTTCAACCATTAAGATTGTTAGTAATCTTTCAAATGTTACAGAAGTTTATTAATGGTGTAATTAATTTTATTTGGTCTTTATTTGGTATAGAAGCTTTAATTAAAGCACCTCTTATAAAAATAGTACCTGAAGACACAACAAGTATGTCACCTGAAGACATTAAAAAGGTTTTAGATGGTATTGAGCCAAAAGGTGCAACAAGTAGTAATGGTAATAACATACCAAATCCAATTACTGGCTCAAATACTAATTCGGTTGATACTTTAAATCCAGCGGTTCAAGGATTTATGTATGAAGTTAAATTACCAGATGGTACAACGAAGTCGTTTTTAAATAGAGACGACTTAGATATGTTTATTGAACAAAATAAAGATCTTAATTATGAGTTTACATTTTAAACTATTTGAGTAAATCATATATAAATAAAAATTAAAATTATAATTATGCCGAAATCTAAAGCAAGAAAGAATCACAAACAAAAAGTGGCAGCACGTAATGTAGTAGTTAAAAATGAAAGTGCTAGAGTTCAAAAAGCACAAAAAGAATTCATAATGAACTTAATTAAACAAGAACAGGAGAAAGGTTTGTTTGATAATGTACAAGCAGGACCTATGATGAGTGGACCAATGATTGGTGGAGGACCTTTATCTTTTGATGGAGATTTACTAACATTTGATGGACCAACATTTGATGGACCTATTGTTGATAATGTTATTGATGTACCAGTAGTAGATGAAACCGCACCTCAATCGGAGACTGAGGAAACAACTGAGGAAGTAAAAGAAAATAACTAAAAGTTTGTTATTAAAAACAAACCAAGAAAGACAAAAGCTTTACTTGTTAGTGAAGTACGACCAGTACTATTTCTTTCAACTAGAGCTTTGTTTATTCTTTTTGCTAAATATTTTCTAACCGTTTCGGTTCTAGAACAATAGGGATTTTGTAATTTACAACCTGTAAAGTACAAATTCACCATTAGGATAGAATCTAATTCTGTTTTTCTCATAAAAATGTAATAGTTTATAGTTTATATTGTAATCTATATATAAAAAGAAAAAACCATTTTTTATGAAATCCGTAAAAAAAAATACGAAATTATCAATAAATATAAGCAATGAGGGAGATGATAATAACTTTCTTTATTGTTGGAATGTTTTTGGTGATAGACCAAATAAAATCAAAATCTATCAAAACTACTCAAAAAATCAATTTAACGAGGTTATTGACAAATATACATTAGAAAAAAGTTTTTCTAGTGAGGTAATTCCTGCGGATGATTTTGATATTATAAATGATATTTATTTTATTAAAGTATCTGAAACCATTTATATTTCCTATATTTTATTAGATAGAGAAAGTGATTCGTCATTTATACACGAAATAAGTTTTTATTTCAAAAGTTATCAAGATGATTCTACATTAGTAGATGAAATAACAAATGCTTTAATAGACTGTCAAGTAGATTTTGAAGATGATGATGAAACCTGTAGTAAATTAAATACAATTTATATTGCACCGACTGGTTTAGAAATTGAACCAATCTCAAGAGTTGATTTAGATGACAATGTAGAACTTTTCTTTACAGAAGAAACATTAAAATCAGTCAATAAACTATGTAAAACAATTAAAAAGGCAGATAAAGGATTAAGTATTCTTTACGGTGAAAGAGGTACGGGAAAAACTAGTGCAATTAGTTATATCACCGATAAAGTTGATAGGATGGTTATTTATATACCAAATAGTTTGTTAGAAGCTACCTTAAATAACTCAGATTTTAGAAGCTTTTTAAGAAAATTTCATCGACCTATCATTGTTATTGACGATTGTGAGATGATTTTCAATGAACTATTTACAAAATCTAATATATACGTTAATAATCTTTTACAAATGGTAGAAGGACTTTTATCAGATTCGATACAAGTCAATGTTATAACAATTTTTAATGTTGAAGATGAAGTTGAAATTGATCATGCTTTATTGGAATGTAACTCTTTAATAGATGTTATTGAGTTTAAATACTTAAATGAAGAAGAATCAACTGAATTAAGTAAACACTTGGGACACAAGAAGAAATACAAAAACAAAACAAAACTAATTGATATAATTAGAAATACTTATAGTAAAGAATATAAAAAAATAGGATTAAAATAAATGAAGATTTCAGAGTTAAATGATGAAGAGATACTTAACTTTTTAATGACAAGTGAGTTTAATGAAGGTGATTATTCACCTTCAGAATTCAGGTATCTTCTTACTAAATGGAGATACTTTCATAGATTCTTTCAAGGTAGAAATGAACAAACTAAAATGAGTTTAGAAGAAACTATCAAGAAATTAGAAGAACAACTTGAAAATACTAAAAAAAGTGAGTTTGATGCACAAGTTAAAGTTGCTGATAAAGATAACTTAATAAACTCTTTAAAGAGTAGAAAACTAACGTGGAAGGAAAGATTTTCTGGAAAAATTATATTAACAGAAGATGAAAGTAAGAATCTGTAAATATAGAAATTGTGGTAGGCTAATAGAAGGACGAGTTAATAAATTATACTGTAATCGTAAATGTAAATCTAATGAGAGTAAATACATTTTGAGAGAAAAATCAAAAGGGACGGACAAATAATTAATATATAAAAGAAATATATAATTTAAGATGAAAATATGTTCAAGTTGTAATGAGTTAAAATCTCTCGAAAATTTCTACAAAGGGAAAAATTATAAAGATGGTCACATTGGACAATGTAAGTCTTGTAAAGATATTATAAACAAGGATTATAAGGAAAAAAACCAAGAAAAATTTAAGGAATATAATAGAAGTAATGATAGAAAAGAATATAGTAAAAAATATTATATTCAAAATAAGGAGAATATTTTAATAAAGTCAAAAGACTATTATGAGAATAATAAGGAATTAGTTAAAAATAACTCTAAAAAATATATTTATAAAAAAAGAAAGAATGACAATCTTTTTAGACTAAAAGAATCAATTAGTAAAATTTTAAGAAGATCCTTTTTAAGTAAGGTTGAAGATAAAAATATAATAATTGGAATATCACTAATTGATTTAAAAATATATTTAGAATCCAAGTTTGAACCTTGGATGACTTGGGAAAATTATGGTAAATATAATGGTGAATTTAATTATGGATGGGATATAGACCATATTAGACCACTTTCAATTGCAACAACAGAAGATGAAATAATAAAATTAAATCATTACACTAATCTACAACCTCTTTGTAGTAAAATAAATAGAGACATAAAAAAAGATAAATTAGAATATGAAATATAATGAGTATAAAAAATTAGAAGAATCAATAAATAATCAAAGTTTTCATCATAACTATAAAACTATAAATACGGTACTTAAAATGTTATCATATTTTGGACATATTGCATCTATATTCTTGGCATACTTTATGTTATCAAAAATAATTGAAGGTGTAGTAACCAATAATTTAACTATTGTTTTTGTATCATCAATTTTTTTACTAGGTGGGTTAGAACTTCTAAAAAGGAATATCTTTGATCGTTTTAGTATATCATATCTAAAATTAAATGGTTTAAAGAAAGAAGTACTTCCTCTTTTTCTTTTAAGCATTCTTATTATCAGTTTATCTTTTTATGCATCGATAAAGGGAGCAGCAGAGTTTTCATCAAAAAGTGATGCAATAGAAACACAAAGTAAAGAAACTATTAAAACTTACAATGATAGTATAACTAAAGTTTACAACGATGAAATTAAAAGTTTAAAAGATGATTTTAAATCTAAGGATGAAATGCTCACAAATTTACAAAGTTTAGCAGTTACACAAAGATTAAGTAAAGATCAAAAAGAAACTATTGCTGACTTAGGTAAACAAAAAACAGATTTAGATACTAAGATAAAAGAAAAAGATACAGAGTTAAAAACTAAATTAGAAGAGCATACTAAGTCTGTAACAACTGAATCTTCTACACAAAAAGAAGACAATAGTAAAAACTCTTTAATGTTTGTAATTATATCAACTTTAATTGAGTTAACAATCTTAGCAGGAGTTTACTTTGCAGAATATTATAAGTTTAGATCATATAAAGAATTTAGAGATAAGATTGAGAAAGATCCAAATTATCAAAAATGGTTACTATACGAAGAAATGTTACAAGTTATCTTTACAGAGGATACTAAAGTAAACCAAAAGTTACCTTCTAACAAAGCAATAATTGATATGTGTAAAGCATCAGACATTATTGTACTTCCAAAAGATGTTATTAACTTTGTAAAAGTAATGGCAAATCTTAACATCATAAGAGTAAGTGGTTCTGCGAAATACTTTGGTAAACAAAGAGAAATGGCATTTGAAACATTAAGAAAGCATTTTAATATAGAATAAATGATAGAAACACCTTTCAACTATACTGGTTCAAAGTTTAAATTATTAGAACAACTACTATCTGAGTTTGACACAACGAAATCAACGTTTGTTGATGTCTTCACAGGTGGTGGTTCTGTTTACACTAATGTTTTAGATAAATATGAAAAAGTAATCGTAAATGATATAATCACTGATTTAATTGGTATTCATAAAGGTTTACTTGATTCAGATGATATAGTAAATAAAACTAAGTTTTTATGTCCTGATAAAGACAATCCTGTTGGTTTTGGGACACTTAGAGAGAATTATAATAGTAATCCTTCACCGGAAGGTTTATGGGCTCTTATGCTCTCATCAACTAATAATATGATGAGATTTAACCAAAAATTCAAATACAATCAAACCTTTGGTAAAAGATCTTGGAATGATTCAACACAAAGAAAAGTAAATAATTTTACAGATCATATTAGGAAGTTTAAAGATAAATTAGTATATTTATCTACTCAATTTGAAAACATTGACATACAATCTGATATGATGATTTACTTAGATCCACCTTACGGTAGAATTAAGAACGAAGATGGTTCAATTGGAAAGAAACAAATCTCAGAAGCAGGATATAATTCCTTCTGGTTAAAAGATGATGATGTGAAACTTTATGAGTTTATAAAGAAGATAGATTCAATTGGTGCTTCGTTTATGGTATCAGGAGTAATTCATCATGATGGGAAAACTTGTTGGATGTTAGATAAACTAATAGCTGATGGATTTAAGTATAAAGAGATAAAATACGATTATAACAAAGTATCAAGAAAAGGAAATAAAGAAACAACTGAAATAATAATAACTAACTATGTGGAACAAAATTAAAAGATTTAACTGGACGTTTTTAATAACGTGGACTGTGATAATATATGTAGCATATAAACTTTTTTCGTTTATACTTTCACTTATATTTTAATAAAAAAAGAGAACTAATGTTCTCTTTTTTTATTAAAATAAATCTGTTTCCTATTCAATTTTTTTTTAATTAAAAAAATTAATTTTTAATCTAATTTATCAAACCATTCTTGTCCCTTATAATAATGTGTATATGGTTCAAAGTCAGATTTTTTTAATTCTCTACCCACTCTTTTTTCTAAACATTTGATACAAATAAATTTCTTTTGTTTTGATTTCGGTATATATTTGAACCAATGACTAAACCAATAATCTTCAGGATTAGATTTACCACAATCACCACATTTCTTTCCAATCCAATTACCAAGAGCAACAGTTTTAGAACTATCTTGTAAGAGATTAATATTCTCATTTATGAATTGAATATACTTATTTAAGTGTTTCATTATCTAACATTTACTTTAACACCGACTTTATTATTTACAATTGGTTTTCTTTGTTGTTGTTTTGTTTCATTAAGAGAAACTGTTACTTTCTTTGAAAGTTTTACTTTGAATTGTTCTTGCCATGGTATAAATAAGTTACCTTCAGCAACTACTTCTAGTTTAATTGTACCCATTTCTCCTTCTTTTAAGATTCCTAATTTCTTAATAGGAACGATACATTTACCATTTCTTATTTCACCTGGAAACATTAAAGACCATTCATCAGATTCAACAATGATTCTTGCATAAGTATCTTCTGGTGAAGAACCTTCGATTGCAATATCACAAACGAACTCCTCGTTTATATCTTTATAAAGTTTATAGAAAGTATCATCTTCAACTGATTCAGTAGCTGGTACAAACTCTTCAATATGAGTACCCATAACTTCTTCAGTTTCTTTATACTCAGGTTGTTTTTCTTCTTTAGGTTCTGGTAGTTCTTTTTCTACAACAGGAGTTTTAAATTTTTCTACTTCAGTAGGTACTTCCTCTTCTTTAATAGATTCTTTGATAAGTGGTTTTGTTGAACCTCCACTTAAAAACTCGTCAAAATTAAAAACATCTTCCATATTTTATATTATTTTTGTTTTATTATATATTAAATTTAAAAATTCACTTTTATACTTATTGACTCTCTTATACTTGTCTTAATAAACTGTTCAAATTCAGATGCAGTTACTTTAACTTTACTTTCATTTATCTCAACAGACTTATCATATTCGATACCTTTATAGTTACAATAAAGTTTGATAACTCGTTTAGCTTTTTCCTCACCTAAGTCTTTTCTGACTTGTTCCCACGGGTTTCCTTTTACATAAGCCGCGTAATCTCCACCACCTCTACGAACAGCTTGTTCTATCTCAATAAGAATAGCAACATCTTCCCAAAGATAATTTGTCTCTTCCCAGACAGAGTCAACCTCTTCCCATTTCAAGTATTTTTTTTGTGACATAATGTATATATAAAATATAATAATATTTCTTTTATTTAACCAGTTTAACTCTTAGGAACCCTAACTATTTTAATATATAGTTGATGGGTTATTTATACAGACATATTAGATTAGATAAAGATGAAGTTTTTTATATAGGTATAGGAGGTTTTTCTAAAAAAGAAAAGCCTAATTCTTATGGTAGAGCGTATGATACATCAAATAGAAATAAATATTGGAAAAGTATAACTAATAAATCAAAATATGTAGTTGAAATAATACTTGATGATCTAACATATGATATAGCTAAATTAAAAGAAATTGAGTTTGTTTCATTATATGGTAGAAGAGATATTGGTAAAGGAACACTATGTAACATGACTGATGGAGGTGATGGTAGTCTTAATATAATTAAATCTGATGAAACAAAGTTAAAAATATCTAATTCATTAAAAGGTAGAGTACTTACTACTGAGACTAAAGATAGAATAAGTGAATCAAACACTGGAAATAAACATAGTATAGAGACAAAAAATAAATTAAGTATTTTAGGAATGAATAATAAGAATGCGTTAGGACATAAAGGAGTTGTAGGTAATAAATTTGCAATGGGATATAAACATACAACAGATGCAAAAAATAAAATAAGTGAATCAAGTAAAGGAAATAAACATAGACTTAATAAAGAATCTGGATTTAAAGGTAAAAAACATAGTGATGAATCTAAAGAGAAGAATAGACAGACACACCTTGGTAAAAAACCAAATAAGTCAGATTTTTCATGTAGTGAAGAGACGAAGATAAAAATTGCTGAGATGTTATTAGGTGGTAAAAAAATTGAAATTGATGGTATTATATATAACTCCTATGCAGAAGCAGAAAAAGTACTCGGTATTAAGAACAAAACAATACGATATAGAACACACTCAAAAAGTGAAAAATTTAAAAATTATAAACTAGTAGATGTCTAATTCACTATTTGGTGCAACAGTAAGCGGAACATTTGGAAGATTAGTACAGATTGTCGGTGGTTTATATTATGATGGTTTTGGTAATCTTTTAAACTTAGGTGGTGGTACTTTTTCTATAGGACCACAAGGACCAACCGGTTCCGCTGGCCAAGATGGTATTCAAGGTCCTACAGGTGCAACAGGAAGTCAAGGTCCAATAGGTCCTACAGGTAGTCAAGGTTCAACTGGTGCAACAGGTAGTCAAGGTTCAACTGGTGCAACAGGAAGTCAAGGACCGACCGGTTCAACTGGTGCAACAGGAAGTCAAGGACCGACCGGTTCAACTGGTGCAACAGGTAGTCAGGGAATACAAGGACCAACAGGTCCTATAGGTCCTACTGGAAGTCAAGGTCCAACAGGTGCCAATGGAACCACAGTAACTGAAATTGTACGTTCAGATCTACAAACATTAATTAATACTAATTCATTAATTGTTGGTACAATTTATAAAGTTAGTCAATGTGATCAAAACTTATATACAACTGGTTATATTGGCACTACTATATTTATACAAGCTTTAGAAAATAATAAATTATCTGAGGTTGGTACTGGTATTTTCTTTACACCAAAATATACTGATTATCAATTTTTTGATTATTCTTCTGTTTCATCATATGTTAATGGAGATAAAGTAGTATGGGGTGGCTATGTTTGGGAAGTAAAAGGAACTTCTGTAGTTAATGATTCACTAAGTGTAATAGATTTAGATACATCTGAATGGAGTTTACTTGATCCTAACAATTATATTTCATTTTATAATATTTCTTATGATGAAGTAAAATATGATATTGTTAATGATAGAATTATTTATCGTAATGAGAGAAATACAAATATAGTAAGCACCAACTATGATAATATCTTATATTGGGAAAATGATATGAGTTTATATAACCCAATTAAAGTATTTCAATGGGGTAGAAAAAATGCTGAAGGTGTTTTAGATCGTATTTATAATCAAACTATCACAGATTCATACAACGAGAATATAAACATGGTTGGTAATCAGTATAACATTATTTTCAATAATTTATCATATCAAAAAAATACAATCAATTTTGGTTATCAAAGTAATTTTATATTTGATAATGGGTCTTATCAAACTGATATAGAAATAAATATAGATAGTCACCAAGATAAACTTACATTTAATAATAGCTATCAAGAAATATTTAGTCTAACTATTGGTACAAATTATCAATCTAATATAAATCTAGATAATTCTTATCAGAGTAATTCCACAATACAAGATGGATACCAATCGAATTTATATTTAAGTAATTCAAACCAACTAAGTATAAACTTAATAGAATCGTATCAACAAAATATTGATCTAAATAATTCAAATCAACAATCAATTTCTTTAAATAGTGGTTCATATCAATCTAATATAAATTTAATAAACTCACAACAAGATGCATTCAATTACACTGGTTCTTATCAGACTAATATAGTTCTTGAAAGTTCGCTTCAAAGTTCTATGCAACTAAGTAGTGGTACTTATCAAGATACATTGACAATGAATATGTCAAGACAGAATAATATAGTAGATTCTAGTGGTAACTATCAAAAAAATACAACATTTAATAATTATATATTAGATAGAGGTTATAATGGATTTACTGGAATTGAAGATGGATTATTTTATATTGGTAATCTTCCACAAGATAACTCTGCACCTTATTTAATTGGTAAAATAAATAATCAATTAGTTGAGGTTGATATTACTTCTATTGGTGGTGGTACTGGATCAGGTGGTCCTGGTACACCTGGTGCCACAGGAGCAACAGGACCTGCAGGTGCTACTGGATCAACAGGTCCTCAAGGTGCCACTGGTTCAGATGGTGCCAATTCACTTAGATGGAGATGGAATATGATCGGTGGTTCTCCTGTTCCTAATGGAACTTTTAATGGAAACTGGCCATCAGGTAATTTTCCTGCTATAAGTAGTCTTAGTAATATTTATCTATCAACAACTGCATCTAATATAAATGCAACACCTTGGTTAAGTTTATTAAAGGCTGATGTAGATGCAGGTAAGCCAGTATTCTTACAACTTAGAGATACAACAAATAATAATACATATGGTACATTTGTAGTAAATTCATCAACTTGGAATATAGGAGCTACTTCATCCTTAGATTTAACAATTACACAAGTTTCATCTTCTACTGCATCTCTTATTGCGAATAGAGAATATAGTGTATCATGGCAATCTAATGGTTTGAGAGGTCTTCAAGGAAATACAGGTATTAGAGGTGCAACTGGTGCTACCGGACCAACTGGGGCAACTGGTGCTACAGGACCTACTGGTGCAACAGGATCACAGGGTAATGATGGTATCTCAGTTTCTTATTACAGATATAGTGCAATAACTAATACTCAGACACCTCCTCCAAATAATGCACAAATAATATGGAATAATGTTACACAAATAAATTCTACTCAATTATATGTCTCTCACTTAACAAGGGATAGTATAGATATTGATGTGTTTTTGGCTTTAATAAATAATAATGATGTTTTAATTATACAAGATGAGTATAATTCTAACAACTATCAAAAATGGACAGTTAATGGAACTCCAAGTATTATACCGAATAATTATGTATCTATTCCAGTTACATATGTCAATGGGGGTTACACATTCTCTAATGTGTATGACATAATACTAGTACCATTATCTATTGGTATTCAAGGACCAATTGGACCAACAGGTTCAACAGGACTACAGGGACCAACAGGTGCAACAGGACCACAAGGTATTCAAGGACCAACTGGTGCAACAGGACCACAAGGTATTCAAGGACCTGTAGGACCTACAGGTCCTGGTATCTCCTTGTCTGCTATTGGTGCAACTTCAAATGCAAATGGTGCTACAATAACAGGCACGGTGTTAAATCTACAACCAGCTTCTGATTTATTTGGTGGTGTTATTACAACAGGAGTACAAACATTTGCAGGAAGTAAAACTTTTAATACTCAAACATTTTTTGGTGCGACAGGTGCCACAGGTACACCCACTCAAGGATTATTATCTAATGTTATAGTGGGTGCTACTGCTGGAGGAGTATTAGACATAAGAAACTCAAGTAGTAGTATTCTTAATGGAAATACAATAGGTACAATACAATTTACTGGAAAAGATGATAATTCAGTTGCTTATACAAATGCTCAGATTAAAGTACTTACAACTTCTAATACTGGCACAGGTGATGCAGGAGTATCAGATTTTGTTTTTTATACAAATCGTGGTGGTAGTGGTATATCACCTACAGAAGCACTTAAACTCAATGGAAATGGTTTGGCTCTACCTGGTGATAGTTCTATAACACTTGGAAGTGGTGGTGCACAAATTGGCTATCAGTTTGGAGATGGTAATGATAGCCTTGGTATTGGTTCAGGAGGTAATATAGATATAAATGCGTCATCATTTATGAGTCTATTTGCTGGTAATTTAGTAAGTATTTCTTCATTTGATTTGTCTTTCAATGCGTCACAAAATATAAATATGTCAGTTGGTAGTTTTTATAGTATTCTTATGGGTACAAGTAGTTTAGATGGAAGTAAATTACAAGTTGGTGGTTTTGTTAGAGCAACAGGATTTAAGATTCTTGGTGGTTCATCATCTCAATACCTTATGGCAGATGGATCTGTTAGCACTGGAGTTGGAATAGGAGCAACAGGACCTACAGGACCTGCAGGAGCAATAGGACCTACAGGACCAGCAGGAGCAACAGGACCACAAGGGATACAAGGAATACAAGGACCTACAGGACCATCAGGAGGACCAATAGGACCTACAGGACCAGCAGGACCTACAGGTTCATCAGGACTTACATTAAATGAAGTACAAAGAGCGGCATTCCTACGAATATAAAAAAATAAAAATTAGAGATGCTACAGATAAATGACATAATTAATTACAATGGAATACAACTTACTTGTTGGTTAATTGATATAATAGATGATGAAATATTTATTCACTTAATAAATGATGATGAAAGTTATGGAATATGTATTTTAGAAAGTGAATTAAAAAATAATATAATATAATGATAATTTTAACAAATACAACAGATAAGATAATAGTAGATTTATTAAGTACAGTAACAACAAATCAATTAAGATGTTTTGCGTCTTATAGAGATACTACATCAACTGACATAACACCTAAGAGAAATGTTCTAAATACAAATAATACAACTGCCGTTGATTTAGTTCCTTCTCCTGGTGCATCAACACAAAGAATTGTTGATTATTTAAGTGTTTATAATTCAGATACGGTAAATGCAAATGTCGCTATTAGTTTTAGTGATAATGGATCATTATTTGAGTTATTTGTGGGTACACTGGCACCTGGTGATAAAATTGAATTTCAAGAAGGTCAAGGTTTCAAGTGTTTAACTAATAATGGATCTTTAAAAACATCTTTAGTACAAGGTACAAATCCAGTATCTTCTGCTTTACAAGTTGTTATATTAGGAACTGATGTTATAAATAATAATGCAGTTGCAAATTCTATCGCAAATATAACAGGTCTATCATTTGCAGTTATTGCAGGAAAAAGCTACTACTTTAAGTTTATTATAAACTATTCGGCAGCAGCAACTACAACAGGATCTAGATTCAGTGTATCAGGACCAACTACACCAACTTCGTTATGTTATATGAGTGAATATTCTCTAACTGCCACAACTACTACTAGAAATGCAAATAATATTACTTATGACTTACCTGCTACATCGAATGCAACATCTGGTCAATTAGTTGGTAATAATGCAATTATAGAGGGTTTTATTATACCTTCAGTAGATGGTACAGTAACTGCAAGATTTGCATCTGAGGTTGCAAATAGTGCAATTACTGCAAAAGCAGGCTCAGTTCTTTATTATCAAGAATTAAATTAATAACTGTGAGTAATTGAAGAGAGATGATAAAATAAAATATATATTCTATAAAAAATAATAAAATACTATGGAATATTTAGACAAATATGACCAATTAGTTAAAATTCTTACTGAAGAAGTAGAAGTAGATGGAAAGAAATTTAACTTGAAAGATGACTTTGAGAAGTTTTTCATCAGAGCTAACAAGACTGCAGGAACTAGAATAAGAAAGGTTATGCAAGAACTTAAAAGATTATCACAAGAAGTACGAAATGATGTTCAAGAGTACAAAGGTAAGATCTAATATAAAAAATCAAGTTTTTAACTTGATTTTTTTTATATATACATTATGAAAAACTTAAAAACATTTGAAGATTATTCTGATCTTGATAAACAAGATAAAGAAAGAGCTGAAAGAAATCAGATTTCTAACTTCCCTCATAGTGCTAAAAAAGATGCTAAAAAAAGAGAAGAAAGAGAAAAAAGATCTCGTAAAGAAGATCCAGACGGAATGTATCCAAGAGATGACGAACGTTATGATGATAGTAACGATAGCAGAGGTGGTTGGCAAGATGGTATGGGTAAACCTTCTTGGTTAGGTGAGTCTGTAGAAGATGAAGACTTAATACTATCTCTAATGAAAGATAAAGGATGGGGAGATTTAAGTTATAATAGAATTGAGGATTTTAAAAATTCCGATTACTATAAAGATCCAATTGATGAGAATGATTTTGTTGAACAATTTGACGATTATCTATATTCTCAAGAAGATGAAGAATTTAACGAAGAAGATTCAAATATTGATTTATCTATTGAATTAGAAAATAAATTAAGAATTCTTGGTGATGATTCTGAAATGACAGTAGATGATTTCCTAGAAGAGTTTGGAGTAGATCTTAATAATATGACTGGTTTTGCTTGGGCTGCTATATTAAATGGTGCGGAAAAGTATAAAGGTATGTCAGATGAAGAGTTTTCTAAAGTATATGATGAATATAAAAACTCTAAATAAAAAAATATAAATTATGAAGAAATTTAGTAATATATCAAACTATCCAGTTGGTGAAAAACCAACAGAAGTAGAACACAAAATAGATGAAGCAGATCTTTTTAGATTAAAAGTAATCAATCTATTAGAACAATTTTTATCAATTGAAATGTACGGACCCGTTGATAAATATCAAAGAGCCGGATTGATTAAGATAAAAGGAAAAGAAATGGCCGCAGATGCGATTTTAAGCTTATTAGATGAAAAAACTATCAAAGAACAAGCAAAACTATTAGAAAGTTTAAAAGCAGATTTGAAAGATTGGGAAGTAATTGACAATAGAATTGATGAACTAAAATCCAATACTACAAGTAAAAATATTCAAAACTATAAAACCAATCATAAATTGGTAAGGATTTTGGAAAAATATGGTGAGGATGAGGATTTACTAGTAGGAGTAATATCACAAAAAGTCGAAAAAATTAAAAGTGAAGATATTATAAAATCATATATTATATCGATAAATTCATCCAAAATAAGTGAAAATTCAAAGAAAAAGTTAGAATTTATTTTAAATGAAAAAATTAAACAATAATGACTTCATAAATCGTTCAATAGAAATACACGGAAACAAATATAACTATGAAAAAACTTTATACTTAGGCAATAAAGATAAGGTAATAATAATTTGTAATATACACGGAGAATTTACACAAGAAGCAAATAGTCATTTAAAGGGAAAGGGTTGTAGTAAGTGTAGTGGTAAATATTCTATATCTCATGAAGAGTTTATCGAAATAGCAAATAAACTACATAAAAATCAATTTCTATATAACAAAGTTGAATATGTAAATAAAGCAACAAAAGTTACTATAACGTGTAATATACACGGTGATTTTGAACAAACCCCAAAGAAACATCTATCTGGACAAAGATGTCCGAAATGTAGTGGTACACAAAAATATACTTTAGAGGAATTCATTAGATTATCTAACATAAAACATAATAATAAATATAATTACGAGAAATCTGAATATATAAATGGTTCAACAATAACTACAATAATATGTGATGTACATGGAGAATTTAAACAATTAGCAAAAGGACACTTATTAGGATATGGATGTATGAGTTGTAGTGGTAAAGAAAGACTTACAAATAATAAATTCATAGAGAATGCAAATAAAATACACTATAATAAATATAATTATGATTTAATAGAGTATAAAAATTCAAACTCCATACTATCTATAATCTGTAATAAACACGGTATCTTTGAACAAAGAGCATCAACACATTTAACAGGTTGTGGTTGTGCAAAATGTAATGAGTCAAAAGGAGAGAGTAAAATATCAGCCATATTAGATAAATTAGACATAAAATATATAAGAGAGTATAAATTCACAGACTGTATATCTATAAATAAATTACGATTTGATTTTTATCTACCTGATTATAATACTTGTATAGAGTACAATGGTAGACAACATTATGAACAAGTAACGTGTTTTGGTGGTCTATCGGAGTTTAAAAATGTACAAAAGAGAGACACTATTAAGATAAATTATTGTAATGATAATAATATTAGACTAATCACAATTAAGTATGATGAAAATATATTAGATAAAATAGAACAAATAAAAAACCAATC